GTGGACATTTGTGGACGGCGGCTAGGTGAGATGCATTGTGAGGACAGGGATGCATAGAAAGGAGAATGGTAATGGGAACAGCGATACAGGAGAGAAGGAGGCAGATAATGAAAGAGGCAGATACAGTGCTGCATATGTATATGGACAAGAAAGAGATCAAAGCCATAGCAGAGGCAGAGGTAGAACTGTCGGAGATATTCGCCTCGCTAAATACCACTTCTTGCCCCAATTGCAAGTCTTGCTGCTGCAAAGGATGTGCCGATAGAGTGGGGTACTTGTTTGACAGGGGAAGTGGATCACGACATTTTCCCACAATGATAATAAGGTTAATGAAGGAATGTAACTTCACATGGGACAAGGGTTTTTTGGGAGATGCTGGATGCAAACTGCCCAGGTGGCTAAGGAGCAGGACTTGCCTAAGGCATACATGCAGAGCTTTATATGGCACGATGAGTGGTCGGGAAGCCGATAAGTTGGACAAAAGGATTAGCGAGTGTGTTGATATAATACAGTTCTATCTATTCAGATTCTTCTAACAGATCGGCGGTGATGTCATGGCAGACTTCAGTATAATACAAAAGGTTCTCCAAGACTTGAATGAGTTGGGGTATGTTGTTAGATTCAGGCGGGCTACACCTGAGGAGAAAGCAAGCTTGGCAAGAAGGCTTCGCAGGGAAGTGGAGGAATGGCCGCAGGAATTACACCTCCCTGTTATCAATGGCTTGGCTGTAAAGCATAGGACTGACCAGCTGGGCGGAGAGGTAGTGATGTTCACAAGAATGGACTATGCTATAATATGGCTTAAGGAGAATTTCCTGAACAACATCAATCCTATTAACCTGAGAGGATGGTTACAGGTTGATGAGATAGAACGCAGGAAGAAAATGATTCTGCATTTAAGGAGAGTCAGACAGCACAGGAGGGCAACGGGATGAGTGAGTTCGAGGATTATGTCAACATAGCCAAGTGCCGGGAAGAGCTGAGAGAGATGGGATATGTGATAAAGGTAAGGCGGGCGTTGGAGTCTGAAGTGCGTGATTACATTGATGTAACAGGAAACATAGCAGTCATAGAAGATCAGCGCCAGCCATTAAGAACCGTGTTGGTCAATGGTGTGCATATCAGGCAGGTAGAATATGTCAATGGTTGCCGATCAGGGAAAACAATTCCCGTGCTGTTCTATTGTGCGCCTGATATTCCAGCCTGGATACTGAATTGGGCGAACGGCATTGATAGGAACAGGGAACATTACACATTTGCTGAGGTAGAACGCAGGCGAAGGTTGATCAGATCCCATGATGCAGCGAGGGAACGCAAAGGCAAGGTGGAAGGGGGATGGTCATGGACATAGAATATGTAAGAGAACTGCAAGAAAGGATACTCAGCGATGGTGCAGAGTTGGGATATTATGTTAAGGTAAGAAGGGTGTGGCGTGGCGGGGAAAGCAACAATGCTGTGATGTTGACAGTCAATGGTTGTGCGCTGAGATGGGCGGGTGATACATTCTCTCTTAAGTTTGCCAGTCCTAGGGATGCGCTCTCATATCTATGGGGATTTATTCTTGACGTGAAGAATGGGTGTTCTGCTGCTGGGCGACATAGTTCAGATATAGAGAATATCAGGGCTGTAATATTGAGGCGAAGGAAGGATAAGCAGGCAAGAGCGATGGATAAATACAGCCGCGAAGAAAAGAAACGCAAGGAACAGCAATATCATGATTACTTCGCCCAAAGGCAGCAATGGTCACAACACGCAAGGGTTAGCAATCAGCATATATATCCATACCATATGGCACCGAGGCGATACATACAGTATACATAGCACGAGGCAAGAACGAGTGGACAAAATCCAAGGGAAGGGAGAAGGGATATGATCGAAACTAAGTTTGAACTGGGCGATATGGTGTGGATGGTTGATTACCGAACCATCAAGATTATGAAGGGCAAACAATGCAAGTGCTGCGGTGAACCAGCGCCGATCTTTCAGGTAGAGTGGATATGCATGAAGAAACCAGGGAAGATAGTCCAGATGTATGCCAGGAAATATTTCCAGATTAATGGCAAGGCGAGGATAGCAAGCGAATCATACGTCATCCAGTACTGCGATAAAGGACATAGAAATATAGCCCACAGCGCATTTCCTGAGTGTTTGTTCAAACATTATGATGATGCCATGAGATACTGCGCCAAGAAGAACGCAGAAGAGAAAGCAAAGTCAAAAGAAAGTAGGTGAACCCATGCATGAAGTGTTATATGCGTTGATGGAAGCAAGGGAGCGGGCAAGAAAGGAAGGGTATTACATCAGGATTAAGAAGTTGAGTCTTGAGGATATGGAACTTATAGTGCGGGCAAGGCTAGAACGAGAAGATAGACAGATTCCTTTTAAGATCACAGTCAACGGTGCATTACATTGGGCGGATATGTCGGAGGGAGATTACTGGAGTCTGGTCAAGCCACTAAGATATAGACCATGGAGGCTTACGGGTTTTTCAAGCGTTCATCGTTGGATTGACAGGTTAATAGGCGATGGCGATGTGCCAAGGATGGACAGAAAGTTCAAGATAGCAATGATTAAGAACAGGAGCAAGATTATTGCAACAAGAAACAGAGCGGAGGTGAGGATATGCACGGGGATTTGATAGCTCTAGCGAAAAGATTGCATTATCTGGAGAGCAGGGGGTATGTGTTCACTTTGAAGCCAAGAAGTATTTATGTCCAGATGCGTGATCGGAGGAGGTTTGGCATTGGCGAGGATGTTACTCCAGCTGACATAAGAATCAGCAGTGGCTATCGTATGTTCCATCCTCTGCGCAGCGTGTATTTGAATGGGATTAGGCTAAGAAAATACTACGGCAGCGAACCAATAGTGTTTAGAACCCTGCCTTTGTTCCAGGATTTCTTAAAACACTTCACAATCAATAGTTTGCATAGCTACTACGATAACTTTGATGAAATCAACAAGAAACATACCGCAATCCTAGCCAAGAGAAAGGAGAAACCCAATGCGAAGAACGCTAAAACAACTCGAAGAACATGAGCCAAGAGATATTCTCCAGCCTATATTCGATGCGGCTGTTGTTGTATGGGCGCTGCTTATTGTGTTCATATGCGTGGTGATTGTGAACTATGATGAGTACAAGAAAATACAGGTTCAGGTAATGGGAGAGAGGCAGGCAAAGGCAAGGAGTATAGTGTATAAGGGCGATCTGGAGAGGTGGAGTCATGGGAGCCAAGAAGCTAGATCCATGGATAGTGAATAATTTGCTGACATATATTGCCGAGCTATATAACATGGGGTACGTTTTCAAGTTGGGGCAAAAGAAAGTAAGGAATCCCCATACCTTCCCAGGCAGTCAGGTCTACCAAGTTGTGAAGATTAATGATATTATACTGACCAATGGCGAGGACGAGGCTATCTTTATCAGCGGAGTTCTCGGAGTGGTGGAGGAGTTGGATATATTTCTTGGGATCATGACAGGAAGAAGGAGCAACACAAGGCTGTATGATGAAGAAATGTTGGGCAGGATCGAGTTTAAGAGAAAAGAGATACTAGCCAAACGGGCAAGCACTACTAAGAAAGCAAAGGGGCGGAACCATGAGGCAGAAAAAAGTAAAGCAAAAGATAATACAAGGGTTGCTGAAGTGGATAAACTTGCTGTCGAAGCATGGGTATGATGTGAAGATAGACCCAGCTATTGGCAAATCGTACCCAGATGAAAACATTATTGGCGGAGATCGCTCATATGAATACGACGAAGAAGATGCGAACAAGGGGTGCATTATTGAAATTAACAACGTAATACTGAAATCGAGTGAGGATGAGGTATTGCGATTTGTTGGTCTTGATGCAATAGAAATGGAATTGCAATATTTTGCTGAGGAACTGGAGTTAAAAAGAAGTATAACCCATAGCATGAGAGATGATATGTACGATGAGGATACGTTCCGATTAATCAAATACAGAGCAATGCGTAAACGCAAAAGAAAGGAGAAAGCTAATGGTAGTCATGTTGAGCGAATTGATAAGACAAGAACAAAAACGAGTGGACAAAGCCGGTGAGATATATGCACCGCCCCATAAGCACGCAGAAATACTCAAGCACAAGATCAAGGTCATCAAACTCACGGGATTGATTGATATGTTTGGCAATTTACCATGCACGGTCAGGGAAAACAAATACATTGTCCAGGTGGAGGTGTGAAATGAGTAGTGTATTCAAGGGTATGAGCGAGGAAAACCTTAAAGCCATTGCGGTGTTGAACTCAATACTGATTGAACTCTCTACGAAGCAGGGCGAAGGTGCGGATGTTGAATGGCAGAGGATAACGAAAGACTTGGCGCAGAAACTTATTGACGCCGGTGCATCAAACCTGTTAAATATTGAGATATATGAGGTGGAGTACGAATTGAAACTGGCGACAGGGGTTATAAAGGAGCGGGATGTAAGAGCAGGGACATCATTCCCAAAATAAAACGAGGTCGGGAGGAGGTGAGTAAGATGTATCCATGCCTGCCCACATATCAGAGTTACTTCGATGCCGTGTTTAGAATCTGGTATCCTATGATTACTGTGAGCGTGCTGGCATGGGAGGCGATGATGGGGATAAGGAGAGTGAATAGGACAACAACACTAATGATAGAAGAAAGGAAAGGTGAGGACGATGGTAATTAGCGGATGGGAAATGTATTTGATTACAAGGATGGATGCGATATGCGGAATGGCATTGGCGGTATTGTTGCTGGCTGGTGCGGCTTCTGCCATACTCTTTGCGATGACAGCGATTTCATTCCATGAATACAGTCACTACATTGACAAAGGGGATTCCTACGAGGAAGAACGGGAAAGAGAAAAGAGATCGTATGACTACATCAAAAGGCTGTTCAAAATATCTGGGATTGTAACAATAGCAGCAGCGATATTGCTTACGTTCATTCCCACAACGAAGGATATTGCTCTGATCTATGTTGTGCCAGCCGTCACCAAGAATGAGCAAGTACAGAAACTTCCCGATAACCTCATGAAATTCCTGAACGCCAAAATGGAGAAATGGACAGAGGAGGCAACCGGCAAGAAACCTGAAGAACAGAAGAAGTAAGAGGGGGGGTAAGAAGATATGAAAGAATTATGGACTGTAGCAATACTTACTACCCTTGCAACTTCAGGATGGTGGATCATGTCAAGCTGGATGCACCTACTTACCGCAATGGGACAGATTGTTGTCGTTGCGCTCACGATTGTGTTTACCTTCATTGATATACTTATGATAATCACATAAGGATTAGAGGGCTAGTCATGCCAAAGACATTCCTTACAGCAGATACACACTTCGGACATGATGCTGTGATTGGGTTCTGCAATAGACCACACAAGAACGTGGAACATATGAACAGCGACTTGATTGCCAGATGGAATGCAAGAGTCAGGCCAGCAGATACTGTGATATTTGTTGGGGATTTTGCGTTTAGGCAAAAGGGTAGTATCAGGCAGCATATGGAGAAGCTGTCCGGCAACAAAGTCATGATCCGAGGTAACCATGATCGGAACAATGGATTGATGGCAAAGATACAAAACCTCACGCTTAGGAATGGGGATATAAGAATGTTTTGTGTTCACGACCCACGCCATGTGAATAGGGATGTGTATGTAAATCTCGTGGGCCATGTGCACCAAGCGTGGATGGTACTTGAAGTAAGATGGACAGATACGAATAGGAATAATCTGTTCGTGAATGTTGGGGTAGATAAGCATAGGTATTATCCTGTGGAATTGCAGGAAGTGCTTAGGATTATTGTTGAACATAACAGGCTTGGGATTCCGCCGGTGATGATGAACTACGCGGAATGGATCAAGCCAAGAAGGAAGCGGATTGAAGTGGAAATAAACGTTTAGCGAATCGTGATGGGAAAGGAGGCATCAAGGCAGGACACATCTAAGCAGCGTAGGCGGAGGGTATAGTTAATGACGATTAACCATAACAAACTTAAACTTATAAGGAGAGTAACAATGTCGAATACGATTACGATTAAAGAAGCGAAGGAAGCAAAAGCGGCAATCACCAAGTACGGAACGAAGGCTTCAGATATTATTGCTATCTGCACCAAGATCGGCGTGGAGTATGACAGCGCCACATCGTTCGTGATGAGCCGCCTGACCAAGCAGATCGACGATTTCGTTGCGGCTGCCGAGAAGAAACAGGCAGTACAGATCGGTTACAAGGTTGTTCAGCAGCTGTGGAACGGCAACAAGGTCAGCATTACGGATTTCAGCAAGAGGGTTGTGTATCCTGTTGGTGAGTTCGTTACAAGGGATTCCGCCGTCATGGGACCGCTGTCCCTGTTCACCTCACGCAAAACCGCTGAGTTCTTTGCGAAGAAATTCGGAAAAGATAAGAACGCCCAGATTTACGCAGCGGAATACGTTCCCACCGACAAGGGCAATGATATGCTGTGGTTCAAACGCGACAACGGCACCAAGAAAACCTGGCCGCTGTCCGGTGCACCCAAGAACACGGTGCTTGCAGATTCCATCAAGCTGGTTGCCAGAGTCTAGTGTAAAGGCTGCGATGCAGCTCTGTTATTAGCACGAAGGGCGGGGGAGAAATCTCCCGCCTTTTTCTATTACTACGGAGAACAGCTATGGATAGCAAGGCGAATGAAGTAAGTAGGTTTGCGAACGCAGAACAGAGGCTACACGAAATCATGCTTTCCGAAATGTCCACTCGTTTTTTCCCACAGCACCAGAAGGAGAGCAGAGTTGAGGCGTGCAAGCGGGTGATAGCCAAGAACGGTGCTGTAATGCTGATAGAAAAGAGAAAGGAGAACAACAATAATGGCGGAAGTAATCAAGTTGAAAGGTAAGATAAACAAGGCATCGGCAAGCGGATCGAGGTACTCTGAGTATATGCCACAGGCAATTGATAAGCTGGAATTGCACAAGTATTTCAACACAATATCGAATCATACGTCGGGTTGTCAGAATGTCAATACGCTGGTGAGGTTCCTGTCGGTGTATGATAATTTGAGGAACAATTTTACAGAACTGGCAAAGAGGTATATACTGGACAGTAGCGTGGATCTGATAACTATGCTGGACTTGGATGTCAGCGCAATATACGGCAGCGGAACAAAGAAGATATCCAAAGTTACAGGGAGAGAGTTGCCGGATTTGGACTGGGATATTGTTATGAGTGATACTATATTCGACAAGTGCACGCAGTTGCAGCAGATTCTCAGGGCGGCGGATGAGTTCATCAAGTCAGGGAAACGGAACTCTGCTTCAGCAAACGAAACGATTGTGATTCGGATGAGTTACACGAGGACGAACAAGGCAGGCAAACCAGTTACAAGGAAATCGGTCATTGGTGTGTATCTTGTGGCTACAAGTTCATTGTTGCTGTCGGACATAACTCATACGGAATATGGCGCTGATATACTGGGGCGGCTGATAGCCAGGTTGATTGAGATGAACGTGCTGAGTGAGATAAGCCAACCGAACAAGAAGGAAAAGAAAAAGCACGTGATAAAGCTGGGGTGCGATCCTGAGTTCGAGGTTGTGGATGGCAATGGGAAGGTGTTTGTTCCGGCAGAGATCGGCATAACTGGAACCGGCGTTCCTGTGGGAGCAGATGGTACAGGGGAGAGTTTGGAATTAAGACCTGCACCGTCGGATGATCCAGATCAAGTCATTGAGAACATGAAGTCCCTGATTGAAACGATCAAGGATGTAAGGCTGAGCGTCGAGGGCAATGTGTATCCAATCGGCTGCCATATACACTTCAGCGTGAATGAGTTGGGAACAATCATGCCTACGCCTGAGAACCTCAAGATGTTCGATCATTTCCTGGGGTATCCATGTTCGGTAATGAATGGAAGAAAGCGAGGCAAGGGAGATCAGGGTAGGGGATACGGTGCCATGTCAGCGTATCGAACTGAGCCGCATGGATTTGAATACAGAACGCTGCCAAGTGCTGTATGTGCTGAGCCGAAGTTCTTTAAGCTGGTGCTGAAGATCGGTCAGGCAATCATGATGCACATGGCAGAGGGTAATGATGTGAAGTATGATATTGAGAGCTGTAATGACCCTCATCATGGAGCGATATTTGCCGCTACCGAACAGAGTTACTATGATGTGTGCAAGCTGGAGAGAGAGGAATATCGGTATTTCATCGACTTCATTCAGGATTACACCAACAACAAGATTCCAAAACGGGATATCGTTGCCCTGTGGTGTGATTTGAATGACAAGAAGGGAATGAAGGAACCCAAGAATAAGTATGAGAGTTTGTTTGTGATTGGGAAAGGGCATGCGGTTCCAGCGTGTATTGCGGAATGGCTGAGCACCAGACTGGATGCACGCTGCAACAACGATGATTGGGGATTGGACTCGGATGTGACAATTGGCTTGCTTGACCCTGACCACAAGGATGTGAGAAAGTCAGTTCCAGATACCTATACCAAGATCGACAGCCTGATGATGTTCAATGCGTCTACAACAAGAAGTTATTACAATGATTACATGAACACGTTGATCAAGGCAGGATTCAAGAATCCAGAGGCGCTTACACATGCTTATGCTGAGTACCTGCCGTTGGTTCCGCACAAGGCAAAGGACGGAACAGAGATCGGGTGCAGGGAATCTATTGTCATTCCGAGGATATGGAAGGGCATCAAAACTGCGGAGGATATCACAGCAGCGCAGGAAAACGCACTCGATTCTATTATCAATGCTGTTGTCAAGTTTTCAATAGCCAACAGGTATGTCAGATCAAAATACGACCTTGCGAGATTAAGAAGGAGATAACGCAAGCAGAAAGGAGTCCATTATGATAAAATGGAAGAGGCTTAAAACTATGGCGGAAGTCATACTGCGTGACCATTACGAGAAGCCGGTCAAGGTTGTGCTGTCTATGTCTACGGAGTTGCCTAATGATATAATCAGCGCAGTAAGGTTTCAGCAGGATGCCAGTTCCGCCGTGGATATAATATTCAATGCCGAGAGATGTAAGGACATTGAAATGATACGGGAAGCGTTATGCCACGAGCTTGCCCATGTGTTGGATAATTCAAATGAACATGGAAGGACATGGGAAAGGTTGAGGGATCAGATAACGAATAAGATGAACTTACTTGAGGAGAAGATCATCTCCAGAATTAATGCCATAAAAAAGAAAGGAGAGCACGACGATGTGTATGATCATAATCAAGAAGAAGGGGATCGAACTCCCAGAGAAGAAAACGTTGCAGGATATCAGCGAGAGGAATAAGGACGGCATGGGATTCATGTTGCAGCTTGAGAAGAAGGTTGCGATATGCAAGGGGTTCAAGACTGTCAAGGGTATGATGAAGTTGTTGTATCATATCTGCAATGGCAAGGACAATGTGGTCAAGTTCAACGTCGCCTTTCATTTCAGGTTCGCCACGCATGGCAAGGTGGGAGATGAGAATTGTCATCCATTTCCTGTGACAAATGATCCGGTGCAGCTGGGAAAGACAAGGCTATTGTGCGATACAGCTGTTGCACACAACGGAGTGTTTTCATATACGAAAAGTTTCAGGAATAGCGATTTGTCGGACACCGCCATGTTCATCAAAGATTATGTGTGGGATTGGGACGTGGCAAGTTTCGAAAGGTACACGAATATTATGGATCGGTTGTTGATTGGTGATCGGATGGTCGTGATGAGCGGCGAGAAGATACTGACGTTCGGGAAGTTTCATGAGGGCAAAGACAAGTGTTTGTATTCGAACTATCCATCCTGGGAGAACTGGAAATACACTAGTGACAACGGTGGGTACTACGATTACTCGATGTTTGGGTACGGCGGGTACAACAGCAGGGCTAGCAAGTACGACCCGAAGAACAAGAAGGACAATGTTGCGGATATTAGCAAGAACAAGGTGGTCATTAGACAGATCGGAGCCAACAACAAGTTCCTGCTTTGGGAAAGACCGGCGGAGTTCGAAGACACATATGCCATCAGGATATTCAGAAACGGTGATACGTATGGATTCAAGAACCAGAATGATTATCAGGACGCGTTGAGAGAAGGCTGCATACCGCCGTGCAATCCGGTAAAGGTTAGCGATTACAACAGAAAGAGCAGGGTATACGAGATTGTAAGGAAGGGTGATCTTGGCAAGCGAATTAATGAGGAACAGCAGAAGGCGATACAGGATGCCAAGGAAGCGGCGAGGCTGGCAGAAAAAGCCAAGGCAGATAAGGACAACAAAGACGTCATTGATATTACAACGAGCGATGTGAACAAGGCGAACGAAGCAGTTACCAAGGAAATTGTTGAAGCTGGCGTAGTAGCGAGATCAATGGGTGCTTCCCAAGCAGCATTACAACAGGTCATAGATACGGTCGTCAAGGAAACAGCGAAGCAGAAATCAACAGGAGAAGCGATAAACAGCGTGGACGACAAACCTGTGTGGGTCGAGGGAATAGTAAACGGCATGGCTCAATGCTATAACTGTTACGAATACATCGACCCGAATGACAAGGATACAGTTCAGGGTTCCGATGGTGTCTATGTATGTAGTGCGTGCTTTGACATCATCTGCGGAGATTCGTTTCCCAAACATACCAACCATGACGTCGATCCTAACAGATTCGTGGCAGGATAGGGGGTGATGATATGGTGGTAGTCAAGTACGTCAAGGCTAACGAGCTGGTCGATGTCATGCTATCACTAAGGAGAAAATATGCTGATATTATTCCGAGGAGATGTAGTCCTCGTGGTAGTAGGTGGTATATAGTTCTGGATAAACGGAAAGGTGGCATGACAAAGGAAGAGAGGGAGAGCGTGGAAAGAGAGTTCAGAAGTGAGTGCAAGAGAACGGTAAAAGAACGGCAGCTCAGGCTGGATATTGGAAAGGAGAGTGACAATGGCGAAAAGTTCTAAGGTAAAGGCAAATCCTGTTGATGTGATTTGCAAGTTTATATATGAGAATATCAAGCGGGAGGGCGTTGTTCCATGGTTCAACGAGAAGATACATAGATTCCCAAGGGACATGGCTGGTGGTATGGATATGTCATTCCTTGTGGCAATGGCGCTGATGTCAACAGGTAGGAACTGTCAGGGATGGATGTCACCGTCGGGATTGAGAGAAGTAGCACGAGGGTATGATCCGATACGGAACAGAATCAGGGAAGAAAGGGGTAATTTTACAAGGGAGCTGGAACCAGCGCCTACAAGATTGGATGGCACGATTATAATTCCAAAGCCATCAGAGTTCAGGAAGATAGGGGTTCCGGTGTGCTCGTATCATACCAGGCCGAAGGAACACGCAAGTGACATAGCCAAGGGAAGGGCTATTGATTTCGCTGAGTATGGACTGGGTTATCAGGCGATGGCGTATTATATTGACAGTTCGATGAGCGCTGATACATCAAGATGGATTGCATATTGTAACCCCTCGATATTCATGAATATTGATGATATCAAAATACATCCGTTTGAAAATGAAGTTGATCCTGATTCGGAACTGTCCAGGCGGATGCGGCTGTGGAACTATCCGTTCTTTAACAATGACAATGTAATGAGCTGTTATAGGGAACCTTTTGCGGAGAACGATCTTTATCGGTTGACCCATGAATCTGCGGTTTCAAATATCCGGCAGCAGTTGTCGTCATATGCAATCGTTACAACGATAGGAAATCGGTTCAAGGTTATGCCGAGGAAAGATGGCACATTCTACATGGAGGTTCCTGTCTATGCCACTATAGAATCTGGCGACGAGTTATTGTTCAACTATTTCCGTGAGTTAGTTCACTTCTCTGGGCATATTGTCAAGCGGGAAAGTTACGGGATGAACATGGGTGAAATCAATTACGAAACAATACTTTGCGATATGACGGCAGCGATGATACTGATGTCAAACTACCACACAACTCCTCCGCCCATGGAAAAGGAAACACTTGATGCAGTTACCAAGGCTGTGATAGAGTTCATGGAAAAGGACGGGCGGTTTATGTCGAAGTTCTGTGCAGATGCAACGGTGGCATCAACCATGTGCTATACTGGTAATCGGTATATGCATTACTATGACAAGGAAAGTAAGTCGGTGAGGAGGGTTGATAAGAGAGGGCTGTTCTTTGAGAAGAAGGCTGAGAAGACGATAACGCCGAAGTATTCGAAGGCGAAGATGGCGTATAATGATTACGTGACGTATTGCACGGCTGATGCCACTACGCTCAGTACAACAGCAGTAAGGTTGGCAAACCCAATACCGCCGCCACCAACAAGAGAGGAGCCAGTTGATGCATCAAGGGAAACATTAGTCCGAACACGCAGGCCAGTACTGGAAGCAGGACAACCAGTAAGGCGAGCAGCAAGGATGCCATCGGAATTATCGCAGGAAGTAACAAGGGAAATCAACGAGTATTTCAACAGGATCAGGGTTGGTGATGTGCCGGAGGATGGTGCAGCGGTAGGGACAACCACCCCAGAAACGGAGGGTTAATGGCAAAGAAGGAAGATTACACGGGAGAGAAACGAACACAGAGAAGCGTGAGTCTGGCAGGGCGAAAGTGTGCCAAGTGTGGGAGCACGGAGGATCTCATGCGGCATCACAAGGATGGGAATAAGAGGAATGTGAGTCCCGGAAACATCGAGATACTCTGCCGAAGATGTCACGGAAAGACAAAGAACTGGCCGCACAGGCCGAAGGGATCATGAAAGGAGGAAGGTGATGGTCGGAGAGAAAGAGTACAGGATGGTAAGAAAGATATACCAGAGTGATCCGGTAAGCAACAAACTGCCATTGGCAATCAAATGCGTGGTGCAGAAAGATACTGACGGAGGCTTTGCGTTTTCCTTCACAGTTTGCAACATGTCAATCACGCTAAATAGCGCTACGGTTCCAAAGGAAGGACTTCCCGATGTTCCGAAACTTATCATGGAAATGGCAAGGGTGCTTCATGCGGCTATTGAAGATGGAATTGAACCATAAGAAAGGAGAGGGATATCATGGCACAGACAAAGATAATGTTCTGCGGGTGTAAACACGAGCACCAGGATGAACACTACGGAAAGCAGCAGAGAGTTCATAACGAGTCAATTGACAACAAACAACAGGCATGGACATGCACAGTTTGCGGAACCAAGAAGAAATCGTAAAGGAGGTGATGAAACTGAAACAGCGTCTGGTAGGCGAGGTGATGAACAGCGAGTCCGATGTGTATATACTTGTGAAGTGGTATGATGCAGAGGAGATGAATTATATACTTCAGAAAGTCGCTGGCTACAAGGGTGTACCTAATAACGTGATATACATGCTGGTACGAGTTCTGGATACTCGCATTGTGAAGGTCTATGTGTGCTTTGATCTGTTCACGAGCGAGCGTTCAAAGTGTTATTGCATTTGGGACGAGGAAGAAGAAAAGCATCTGATGGATAGAGGAAAGAGCAAGCACTTGGTGAAGGAGGTAGTGTTTATTCCTGTGTTCAGGAAAGTGGTGAAGGATGACGAGGAGAACGGAAGCGATAACACTAGCATCGAGAGCACGGACGGCAGGCATATCGAACAGTTCGGGAGTACCGAACCAAAGCTAGGGGATATTTCGAAGGACTGAAATAGCTCACCCTACCGATTGGAAGGGGGGTGATAAGTTGGCGTTCAAGCCGAGGACGCATATGTGCATCGGAATGTTTCTGTTGTTCTGCACGGGAAATGTTCTGCTTGCATTTGTTGGGATGATATACTTTTGGCTGTGGTTTGGGATAATGGTCGGAAGTATCTGCCGAGATAAGTGGAAGGAGCGTGAGTATGATTAGAAATGTGGTAGAGTGGGTGAAGGATTTGTACTGGGCGTATAAGCTCAGGAAGATTCAGAAGTATGCGACAAGGCTGTTCATATCGGTGGATGCAATCAGCAAGAGTTTGAATGAGCAGGAGAGGACGTTCATTGTGCCTGCTCTGATCGGGGCTTTATCCATGTTATGCGACAGCCAGAAGAAATTTGAAACAGTAATAGACAATGTAATCGCCACGGTGTCAAGTGTAAAGAGTGCCAGAGGCGAGGCAGGTAAGAAGTATGCGGAAAATGCGGCGACATTCTTTGACGCACCAAAAACAATGCAGTAAGGGATGATGACTTGGCGGGGGTGTGGCGAGAACGCCTCCGCCTGAAAGGAGAAAGAAGATGGATGAACGCAATTACATAACCTTTCCCATAGCTAAGAAGTTGTCAGAGGCAGGGATAAGAATGGAATCAGAATGTGGATGGATAAGTGACAGGACGTCAACGGGAATAGTCAACACACTATTGCCTATGAAGGATATTCATGGTGCGTATTACCCCGCCTATACCTTCACGGAGCTACTGGATGTGCTGCCAGTTAGAATAGAAGATAGTAATAATGATTACTCTACATTCTGTCTTCGTTATGAAAAGGGGAACAATGAAGCGTGGGTAGGGTATCAAAATTATATCAAGGATGAATTATGCGCAGCGACTAACCCCAACCCCGCAGATGCCGCTGCCCTGCTCCTGATTTGGCTGAAAGGAGGGAAGGGTGAGTAGATCACGCAGAAAGATATTCTATCTAGTGCATGTTCCTCATATGTGGTGGGACGATCAAGAGAAGTACTTCACGAAAGACCTATCGCAAGGGCATGGGTATTCAAGTGATGTAATAATCAAAACTTTCAGAAAAGCATGGAACTTCGCCGTTCTGCATAAGGCTGATATTACGAGAGTAGAACGGAGAAAGGGAGTGCGATGGTTAACAGACTTTGTTTATAGGAGAGGAGAAGAGAAGTGAAACTCAACAAACTATTGATCGGTAGTATGGGAAGTTGTAATCAGATGTACTTGGCAGATGAAGTGGATGCTGCTATTAAAGAGCTAACGCAAGAACGGGATGAAGCCAGAGAGAAACTTAGGAACTTGCGTGAAACATACATAGCGTCATTGCAGTTAGTTAAGAGAGCGGAAGAGGCAAGGGATTATTGGAGAGATGTTGCTGAAGAGAAAGGGGGATAGTATAGTGAAGTTTAAATGGCGGGATCAGAAAGGCACGTTCCATGATCCAGGGACTATGAGTACACACCATTTATTCTATGTCTTGCTCATGGTATGGAATCATTCTGTTCCAGAAAAGATGAAATTGCGGCCCTTTCGTGAGTATTTATTTGGCTCGTTTTATACAGGCGAATACATGAAAGAAACAGTGAAGGTTCTTGGTGCCGAATTGGATACCAGGACAGACCTTTCTCCAAGGATGGTTCATATCGTGAAACAGATACATGAGATAATCCAGAAAGGAGGATAGTACAATGAAGTCGGACATCGGAGCAATATTCGGGATGGCGCTAATACTCATCGTCACGACTGCTGCACCGGAGGTATATGACAAGGCGAGCGACTTGCTTAAACCAGTCATAATGATGTACGTGATGTTGATATGCGTGATCGGGGTGTGCGTGACGATACATTTTTCTAGACCGGCAAGGAGGAAGTGAAGATGGGATGCAATAGATTTTGGGTTATATGGAAAATACCTGTGGTAGGGGGTGATGGTAATCTGGTAAGCAAGATGCATTACTCTAAACAGGATGCCGTGGACGAAGCGACACGGTTAGCCAAACTTGAACTAGGGCATACATTTGTAGTGCTTGAATCGAAGGTTGTGTGCAAAGCACTTGAACCGACAGTCAACATTACACATTTCCAGAAAGGACAAGACTAATGCCAGAAGAGATAAGATTGAACCTAGGATGTGGGCAGAGGAAGATTGCAGGGTATGTTAATATTGATATGCGGAGGGATGAGAAGTTGAATGTGCTGCCGGATGTAGTTCTTGATGTGACAGAGGGCTTGCCTTATGAGAACGACAGCGTGATAGAGGTACGAGCCTATGACTTTCTTGAGCACATCAAACCATCTTGTGTTATCCCGCTGATCGAAGAGGTGTATCGAGTACTTGTTCCTGGTGGCAAGTTTGACACACTAACTCCCAGCACCGATGGCAGGGGAGCATTTCAAGATCCGACTCACGTCAGTTTCTGGAACGCAAACTCATGGGATTATTACATTGAGGATGAACTGAGAGGACTATATGGTATCAAGGCGAAGTTCAAGAACGTGCTGATACATGATCTGCGGGGCGTGAAGAACATCATCCATACCCACGCAGTTCTGTATGCTTGTAAGACTGTGAACTAACGGGAGAAACGGTCTAAGAGCAACTGTTCTGCTTTGGTTCTCTGCTGTTCTGTACGTATGTTTGTGATCGGTCTTGCAGGCAATCCCCTATCCGTTGACGCCTGGTAGTACTCAGTCATCTTCTTGCTCAACCGAATTAACTTTTCTGTATCCTTCTGTTCCGAGGCGTATCTAATCTCATTGGCAAGTTTGTTGCGCTTCGCCCTATCCCATTGAGTTGTTACATCAGCACTGCGTATATCGGCTTTGATTCTGTCATGGTCGTATGATCTGAAGCCAAATCCCTGATAGAACGCTTCCATGTTACTGAGTTTCAGCGGCTTGCCTGTCCGTGGATCTGTCACTATCATCTCATTGGATGTGGTTTCCCCCCGCGTATTGAGGATATGGGCCTTGATTGCGTTTTCAAGTGAAGTCGGTAATGCTGACATAGCTGCCTTCTCGTAGTCGCCAATGCTGATGTAGTGCGTGGCGTCGATTGCTTTCTTGCCCAGGCCAGCGTAGACTCCGAGGAATGCTTGGGTTGCGTCGGTTCCGACAAGCGGCAGGCCAGTTGTTATTGCTCCACGGATGTTAATGTTCTGGGCGAATGGAAGACCTGACTCACCGAATATGGCAGGTAGGCCACCGAATGCCAACTGTTCTGACTTGTTACCTAATACTGTGCGGATACGTTTACGCATCATCATGCGGGCAGGATAGCCAGTTACTTGCTCTAAGCCAGCGGTAAGATCATCTAAGAACGGTAATGCGAACAATCCGCCGAAGAGTGCGAGGTATGCGAAGGAACGCATGGTCAATAGCAATCCCCCTGCTGTACCGTACATGGAATAGGCATGGATGAGACCCAGGACGTAATTATGCATGAACCGGCGGAAGGTCAGGGCCAGTCTTGAGAGCCTGCCTAGAGTTGTCGGTGCCTGTGCGAAGGAGGATTCGTTAGCCTTGCCCATCCAGTAATGTGTACTGTCTATGTAATTGTCAATCAACTTGTCCACTCGATCCTGGTCAGTAATGCCGGCATCCTTGCACATGCGGTAATAGGCTAGCGCTGCGGCCCGGCGGTTGAAGGTTTCCATACCCTGGAAGGGGAAGGTGGTGTACTGCGCGATCTTGGCAAAGGTCTTGCCCCATGCGCCCTTGGCTTGGATCTCGACTGTCTTGGAGAACTGGGCCAGTAATTCACCGTCTTCCATCTTACGGATCAGCATGGCACGTTCGTCTTCGGTAATCTTGGTGTTCCGGTTGAAGGCCAGGGCATCAGAAGCCATGGCGGAACGTCCGTTTGCTGCAATATCGAGCATAGCCTTGGTGTAGTACTTCTCTGCACTGAACATATTGAAGACAGGAGGCAGGCCACGGGATACGCGGTCCTTGTCAAACTTCCGCATTTCCGCTCCGAGCCAGGGGATACCAGTTACAAAGTTCTGCGTCATTTGCATGACAGCGGAAGAGATTTTCCCAGCCAGGAAGTAATGGAAGGCTAACCCACGGGCCTTTCCTATATGCTTATCCCATTTGTCGGCATTTCGCATGCGGTAGGACATAAACTCGCTGATCTGGGCCTTGAGCTTGGGCTTATTGTCAGGAAGATCCTTGAGCAATTTCACGTACTTGATGCTGGCGTCGAACTTTGTCATCATGCCATTGAAGCCGGTGACGTAGGAATCCAGGACATCCTCGAGGTTGTCCATCTCAAAGCCGGAGATCTGAGGGGACACATCCCAGGCGGTTTGCTTACGTTTGATCTGGTGCCGGCCAGCTCCACGGGCTCTGAGTATGTTAATAGTGGCACCGGCAATGGCGTCGATCATCTTATCGGCAATGTTCTCGGGGAGTTTATTGTCCGAGGCTATGTCCTTGACCGCCATGGTGATGATGTTCTGGACGTTCAGGTCACCTATGAGGGACAGGGACGATTCCTCGGGGGTACTGGAACGATCAGCCTTGAATACGAATGTGCTTTCTGCTGTATCCTGGAACTCGGGGAGTGCCTGAAGGCGGTTTCTCTCAGCCAGTATCTCATTGGCATTGTCAGCGTTGTAGCTGTATACGTATTCTTCTTGGTCCTTGCCATTGGCGTCTTTGAACTTTCGCTTGATGGCCAGGAAGTACTTGCCACGTTGGAACGAGTGAGGGACATACCCAGCGTTTATATACTTACCTTCATTGTTCTTCATACCCAGGAATTCGGCACGCTTGGCACGGACCTCGTTGAAGCGTTCGTCAATCTTGCGAACAGCGGCACGGAACTTGAGGTGCCTGTACTTGTTGCCTTCCTTTTCATTGGCGTACTTGTGGGTATCAGTGATGACGTACTTGTGTCCGCCAGTGATCAACTCACGGTGGTAATCCTTCAGCATGGAGAATTCGGAAGGGGTAACGATGGCTTCATACAGATCAGGCCGGAAGAGAGACCGTTCCTGGAAGTCGAACATGCGCTCCAGGATGTTGCTGAGGTAGTCACGCATGCTGTTGTAGCCTTTGATCTGGGCTTCATCTAAGACTATGCGCTGGCCCTGCATGGGATGGAAGGGCCGCGTAATGGCAATACCCTTGCGAAGCTCATCTTCAGTGAACCGTTTGTTCTCGAAGTCACCCTGGATAAGGACCGCATTGATGTTGGCCTTGACTTCTTTCTTGAGTCCCTTGTAAGCCTGTGCGTCACGCCAGTACTCATGCTGGACCTTGTTGTTCAGTTGCTCTCTGGCTTTTTCGATTGCTTTAACTATACCCCATTCCTTACCACGCTGGGCCATCCAATGGAGGAGGCTGCCGGTGTATTCAAGGAACTTTGCGTCCTGGTCAGTTATGTCAAGTTCTGCCGCTGCTGCTGCATCAGGCCGTACTTTACTGAAGATGTTGTTGAAGATCTTCGCAGTGAACGGGAAGTTCTTCTCCATGCCGGGTTCGTTGATAGCAGTGAAGATGGAACGAGCACTGGTCTCAGGAATCTCGTTTCGGAATGAGAACTGTGCGTATTCGTGAGGATTGACGACGTTGCCATTTACGGTAATCGGCTGCACGCGTCCCCAGAGTCGCTTCTGTTGTTCATCTGTTAGCATGTTCTTGGGATGATTGAACAAAGGTACGCGGGTTGTTATCTTGCCGGATTCAATGGCCCGGAACAATCCTTCAGGAGTCATGCGGGAGTTGTATTGATCTGAGAACAGGCCGAAATTCTTGTACAGGAAGTCACGGATTCCACGCATCATCTTGAGGAAGAAGTTGTCATTGATGACAGACTGACCTATCTTCCAATCGGCATAGGCTTCGCAGATAGATTCCCAGGTCTCTTCGAATGTCATACCTTGGGCATTGTAGTAATTGTACAGCATCTGCTGCTCGGATCTAGTGAGGAAGATATAGGAGAACATGTGGAAGAGTTCATGGTCCAGGGTAGATTCAGCAGCACCACGGCCCAGTTTGGCAAGCCTGATGAGAGATGCACCTGTAACAGTTCTGTATTCATAATGACCGAACTCACTGGCCATGTAATCGCCCTCTGGTGTGGACACTTTGACCTGGGGCATGCCTTCGTTAAGTCTGACCATGAACGAGTAATTCGGATATGTTACACGGAACTCATTGGCGCTGATGGTCTCTACCTTGGCAGAGGGATGCACGCGGGAACGCAGGAAACTGAGATCGACGACCTGTTTCTTGTGGATGGTGTCTAGTTCGGACTTTCGCGAGGTATCGTACATCCAGTAGAACTGGTTGCCGAGGCGAATGAGGGTGATGTCTTTGTTGCGCTGGGACTTGTAGAGCGTGGCAGTCTTGCCATTGCCTAGGTCCAGCCCTCCAACAATACGGTACTCTGCGTTGGGTTTCATAAAGATGGCTTCAAGGGCCTTGTCTACACGCCGGACGGGGATGCTGATGTTGTCTAGCTTGAGGTTGGTCCAGCGTTTGGCGAGGGTTTCCTTGTCCAGCGTTTCAACCGTAAAGGTATCACCCTGGCGGGACAATCTAGCGGGGATTCCCTTCTGTGTCATAACTGCCATATAGTCAGATGCACCAGATGCCTGGAGTCCAGACTTTGCCACTTTCCATGGAGCGTTGGGAGCAGCATTCCGAGCAAAGGCATTAGGGACGAATTCGGGAGCAACCTTGGCAGCAGGCGCAGCCGGCTTCACAACCTTGGGCGCAGGAGGAGGAGGAGGTTTGGTTGCAGTAAGGTCCTCCAACTCATCTTGACTGAGGGCTTTCGCCTTGGTCAGATTGTCGATCTGTTTGATTATAGTGTCCTTTTCCTTCTGGGATTTGGTGGCAGACAGTTTCTGTTTGAGGGTATCAATCTGCTTGGACAGGGACTCAATGACCCTATTCAGTGCGGCTACCTTGTTCGGTGCTGCCTTGGTAACTGGGGGAACTACTTTCCCTTCCCCTTCTTCTTTCCGCCCTTGCACTTTGCCATGGGACTTCACCTCCTTTTTGGGTTCTTCGGTAACGGGTTCTACCTTCTTCTCAGCCTTGCCATACGCCTCACGTTCCTTCTCTGACATGGCTTTCCACTGTTCGATGGTCAGGCCGGGTTTGGAAGACTTGGCAGGGACAACAGGTTTGGTTTCCTTAGACGCAACCTTGGCAGGTGCTTCCTGCAAGCTCATAACCGCTGCCATTTCCTTAGCCAGTTTCTCCATTGCAAGAGGATTGGCCTTCTTGTTCTTGTAGACTATATTCCCAGAACTATCCTCAACAGTAAGTGTGGACAGCTCCCCAGCCACATTCTTCTCTATGGCAACACGGAAGCCGCCAATGGTTTCAGAGTGCTCACGGAGGTTCTTGGTATCTACAGTCTGAAGGAACTTAACGATGGAACCATGGAGTTTCGCCTTGGAAACTTCCTTCGCCTGTGCCTTGGCCCTGACTTCCTTTTTGGCCGCTACTGTCTCAACGCGCTTGGATTCAACAACCTTGCGCTTCTTTTCCTTGGCAACAACCTTCTCTTGCTGTGCCTGGACGGAGACCTTGGCTTTGGCTGCTTCAACTTCCTGGGCAACCTGGGCCTGCTTCTCGGCTCGTTCAGCGGATTGCTTGGTAACTTCGGATACGATATTATCAAGGCGTAATTTGAACTCGGGGTTGTCAACCAGCAACCTCCAGATGCCCTTCTGTCCCCTGTACCCGATCATAACCTTCTGGGAGTTGCCTTGCTTCGCACCAGCCAGTCCCTTGGCAGTAAATTCATTCGGGTCAGTTGCTTTGGTCCTCAGGCTATCCACGACATCCATGAAGCCTTCATTCTTGAGGATATACTTCGGGAAGTCCTTCTCATATACACCAGGTTGGAAGAGGTAGTTCACGAAGTCCTGGATAAGCTGGCGGGTTGCCTTCTCATCATGGCGGAAAGCTAATTCAATCAGCTCCTTGCCCCTGTGTCCCTCGTATATACCTTTGTCCTCGAACGGTTCAGTAATAGTATTGGCAATCTTCTCTGCTTCCTTATAGGCAGAACTGAACTGTGCATCCGTCAGTGCCTTGACCTGCTCATCAGCAGCAAGAACCTTCCTTATCTCATCGCTGTCCATAGGCTCAACAGTGTCTTCCTGGACTATAGGTACATGCTTGGCAACGTAGTAGTAGCGAAGATTCCGTCTCTCATCCATGTAGTCATGCCATAGGTCGTAGATGTCTTGTGCATCCAGTTCGGTCTTCTGGGGTGAACGTTCAATAGCCTGGCCTAGTTCTTCCACAGTCATGCCGGACACATCACCTAGTTTCGCAGCCAGACGTTTCCCTGCTGCTTTGCCTGTTTCAGCTGCCGGTTCTTTGTTGATATATGCCTTGACTTCAGCAATCCACTTCGGGTCCTCGAATCCCAGTCCAGTCATGAATTCTTCCAGGGACTTAGGCAGGGACTCAGGATCAATCTGTTCGGACTCCATGGTATAGAAGGTGCCAGCGACTTTGTTTGTTCGCTTGTTGTACTTGTTGACGATCTCGGCAATGGCCTTGGGATTCAAGTTCTTGCTCTTGAAGTCCTCTCCCATATCCGCCATGGCGTCCTTGATTTCATCGCCTTTGAATTCAGTTGTCTCATAGTTCCCAGAATACATGCCCTTGGTAATGCCGACACGCATGCGCGCGATCTTGCCAGCGAGGTACCGAATGATACCTGATGACACGCCAGGAGTAGTCGGGACAATGGTAGCTGTGTCTATCTTGTCCCAGATGCTGTGCTGCTTTTCCTCACGGGATTGTTCGGTATAGGTAGTGCCAGGATAGAACTGCTGATGCAGCATGTCGGTGAGCCGACCCTGGAAATCCACACCTAAGTAATTGATAATAGGGGAGATGTCAGCACCACGATCCAGAGCTGCCTCAATGGCATCAAGGACTTCCTTGGGGGATTCATAGGCTTTCTTCTTGCCCATAAGCAGCTTTTCCATATTAAAGATTTCCCACTTGGGGCCAGTCTGAACACCCTTTGGCATGGACGGGGCAAGGGTTTTCTCGCCCTGCTTGAACTCGTAGTAATCTAGTGCTGAGGCTTGGACCTCATCGGGGAAGGGCTTGAGGTTCTCCACCATACCCATGGACTTCTTGTCCGAGAGTTTGTTATGGCGTTCCTCGTTGATGAAATCAGCTGTAACTTTAACGACATCCTTGCCAATGGATTTCTTGGGAATCTTGTTCTTTTTGTTGGTGATGTACAGATTGATGAGTTCCGCTATCTTGGCAGAGGTATCTGCCTTCGGCTGAACGAATGTACCATCAGGCAGTCTGCGTAAGAGTAAATCCATCAGGTGGTCTATCGTGGCTTCGGACGCAGGCTTCAACTTGTTCTTGGCTTCATAGAAATCGTCCGAGAACTTGTTAACCTGTTCGTTGGCACTTCGGTCACGAAGAATTACGAACTCGCCTTCCCTGCTGACGTATTCTACGATGTATTCCTTGCCGTCCTTGACAAGGATATCGCCAGACTCGAGCGTTTCAATAGTAGGACGGTTGACAGTGCGTTCAGGGTATTCCCGCTTGGCAATGATGTTCTGTGCCTGTTCCTCTCCACGGGCAGATAACTGTTGCCAACGTGTCAGGTCCTCAGGTGTTACTGTAGTCGTGGCCTGTTTGGCCTTGCGGTCTTTGCGGGATGCCCTGGCACGGTACAGTTCTGCCATGAACTTCGCACGAGCTATTTGGTCCTGGGAACTGATGCGGGAGGGGCGGCCAGGAATTTCCGGCTCCATGCCAGTAAGTCCAGGCAGGGTCTCGGTTTCCTTGGTAGTAGGTGGACCTGTAGGCTTGATCTCTTTCTCGCCAGGGTAATTTCCACCAAATCCGGGGAATTTGGCCTGGGGTGCAGAGTCATAGGCTTCAACAACAGGATTCTCTGTGCGGATTTGCTGGCCGGTTACAGCATCAATGGTCGGGGAGTAGGACATAATACCGGCAGGTTCACCAGCTGATCGTAACTTGGACAGGGCCTTCTGAGCCTTGGCATGTTCAATTGTGGCTTGCTTCTGTGCGGCTTCTAGTTCTTTGCCAGTCAATCCCTTCAGTCTGTCCGGCAATGTCTGCGCAATGAACTGTTCCAGCGCTGCAACCTGCTGAGGAGGTGTCTTTCCACGGAGCAAGTCAAGGATTTCCGCGTCGGGTTCAGTGTACATGTCCATCTTCTGCTGCTGGTCGGGTGTGTTCTCCTTACGGAAATCAGCAATCATCTTCTTGGCTTCAGACTTCTTGAGCATTCCGTGATCAGCCATGAACGTAATCTGGCGGTCAAGGAAGTTCGGGTCGCCGGCAGCAGTATAGGTTGTGGAGAGGTCTCCGTATAAAGACTTCAACGCAGCAGCATACTCCGCATCGGCCTCGGACTTCTTGGCTTCAGGGGATACGCCACCTTCACGCAGGGCAGTCATACGTTCTTCAAGGTCCTGGGCAGCGGCTGTTTCCTCGGGGGAATATACGCCACCATACTCACGGCCAGTATAATACTTGTCGATTCCAGCCTTGGTACGCTGTCTTTTTCCACCACCTGCAACAGGGGCAAGTAACATTCCAGCTCCTCCGCCCAATGCAGACAGTCCAGCAAAGAACAGGGAAGTCATCACGGTGGCAGGGTATATCTCAGCAAAGGACTTTTGCCATGCTGCTGGGTCAGACCATTCACGGTACTTTTCACCGGGTTCAGTCAGCCCATGTGCATATTCAATCTGCTGTTGACCCATCTGGGTCATTGCCTCGCCACCAGCCTCAAACGCATGGAACTGCAACACATCCTTGGCCAGTTCTTTAGCTGATATCTTGCTGGCTGTACCTCCAATGACTTTCTGGAACTTGGGGAGCAGCTTCATTGCGCCGAACACAGCGCCGGGGGTTTCACCAAGAGCCTCCCATACACCATGATGAGTCGCCGCAATGTCGAACTGTTTGCGCCAGTATTCCTGCTGGTCCAGAGTCAGGGGTTTCCCAGTCTTGGCCAGTTGTTCATAATTCCTCTGCATCAGGTATTCCCGCATGATTTGGTTCTTGTCCATTTTGTACATAGCGGTGAAGGATGATGCAATAGCAATAGGAGTAGAGACGATCTTGTCAGGCGACAGTAACAGAGCAGCGGCACCGGCTGCAAGAGCATGGCCACCGGCAACAACTGTACTGGCGATCTGATCGGGCATCTCGGCAATGTCTTTGGCGTCCAGGCCGAACAGCACGGCATTGTCCTTGATGGACTCGAGGTACCGCTGTTTGGCAACACGATCCTTCAGCATTTGCTGTTCACGGGGAGACGGTTCAACAACATTCGGTTTCCCGCCCCAGACTTCCTTGGTCTGTTCCCATGCAGCACCAGGGATTTCAGTAAGTGCCTGCCCTGCGAGTCGTGCTGTATTGGCCGCTTTCTCAAGGAACCCAGGGTCAGCCTTTTGCATCTCCTGGAACGGTACATCAGGATGTTCTTTGCGAAGTGCACGTAACACATTCTCGGTTTCATAATCGTGCTTTTGACGGGGCATCAGGGGAATCTTGCCCTCCTGTTCAGCGGCCTGGTCCCTGGTCCAAGAAGGCGGTGTCGCTATCTTCCCGGTAAGCGTATCAATGAGTTCCTGATCCTCTCGGTACACGGGAGCATCGGATTCCATCATTGTATTGTAGGATGATTCAGGGGTGATGTTCTCCCAGATATTGCGGAGATTATCGAGGTTGTCGGGTGCAGCTGTCTGATCTTGTTCAGGTATTGCCTGAGCGGGTGTTTCAAAAGGGTCCATTTGAATCTCCTTTACTGCAAGTATTGTGAAAGGTCGGACGTATTATAATTCGGCGTTTCCGGTATGGCCGGTATGGATGCATCGCCCATGCCTTGATATGCCTGGCTGGCTGCGTTCTGCATCGGTACTGACTCAATCGGGGGAGCCGTGTTCCCAATGGGATTGGCCGGTATGGCCGACGGACTGTATATTTCTTCTGTACCTCCTGGAGGTCTGATTGTTAAGTTCTGGCGTGCCCAATCGAATGAATCAGCAAGCCTGGAGAACATGGTAGGACTTTCCTGTTCAGGCGCACCGGTAGCAAGGGCTTGATTCTCAGTGGTTCCAATGGGAAATCCGGGTTCCCTGGTAGGCATCTCACCCTTGAGACGGGCGACCTGTCCAGCTATTCTCGCTGCATCATGCCAAGGGGTTCGTCCCTGTTCGATTGCATCACGGTCCATGGTGGATACGTTCTTGAGATCCTCGGGTTCAAAGAACCGGAAGAGTGGCGTATCAATATCCATGGACTTGCCTGTACCCTCAGCTGCAATCTTGGGAGTTGTCTTCCCGATCTCGCTGATGATGTTGTCCGCATATGCACGGGGATTGCCATATCCCTTTTCTTTTCCAGCTGCTATCATGTCACGATAGAACTGAGAGATGGAAGCTGTGGGATTGGCGTACATCCATTTCTTGGCATTATCCACATCGCGTAGGAATTCTTCATTCTCGATGCGTTCCTTGTAACCAGGTTCAGCATCAGGAACACCAGCACGGAGCAAGTAATCCCTGGCATAGCGAAGGAACTTGTCCTTGTTCTGTGACATGTAGTCTTCGTATGAGATCGTCTTGCCTGATACAGGGTCCTTGCGAGGGGAACTCTCACTGGCATCCATCAGGGCTGTATCCTTGGGAAGCCGTTGGTACGCCTTCTCCATTTCCTTTTGGGCTTCATTCTGCGCCTTTTCCCACTCATCGCGGTATTTCACAGCCTTGGCCTCTAATCCTTTTGCCTGGTCCTCACGTTGTTTCATCTGAAGTTCAAACTGCTTGATCTCGTTGTCTGCCATGCCTTTGATGGAAGCCACATGGTTGATGGCTTGCTTGCGGACATTGTCGATATATGCAGCTACCTGGGCAGGGGTAAGTGCAGACAATCTATCACGATATTGTTCGATAAAGTTATTTATCTCGTCAGCCACATAGTTCGGGTTATCTAGGACATTGCCATAGCGTGACTTGATGCCGTATAAAAAATCCCTAGTGATCTCACTGTTCTTCAACTTGTGAGCACGGAGCTGGTACATTGCCTCGCGCAGGGGTGTTGATATCTTGGGCAAAGGTGTGCTATATGGAACCTTACTGATTGCTCTTTGGGATTCCGAGATATTTCGGGCTGCTTTGGCTACTTCATTTGCCATAACTCCTCCTTAACCGTACATGGTGCTGTAGTACGGAGAGACGGTTGCTTCTGCTGTGTTGACTCCAGAGGGAATTCCTTCCTGGCCATAGCCATTCACACTGTAACCCTTGGCGACGAGATCGGCAATGGTCTTGTTCCGCTGGGCAATGAGGTTGGCGTTGGCAAGCTGGGTGTTGTAGTTGAGCTGTTGCTGACCCTGGGCCACGTTCAACGCTGCGGCCATAGCCTGCTTGACTGCATTGGAGATGGTGCCAGATATAGCATTGGCAACAGCAGGAGCAGCCAGGTACTTGCGGATTGCGTTGGGGGAACCAGAATATGAAGCCATCATTTGACTTCCAGTTCGCCTGGCTTCAGCAACGCCAGGATTTGAGAACAGTGTCGTGTACTTGCGGATCGTGGCTTCATCTAGTGCCGGCATGGTGATTACCGGAGCATCTGGGATAGCAACGTTGCTCATGATGGATGAATTGTACCCTGTTGCATTAGAAGGGCCGGCTGCTATTGCCCCGCCTGTCTTGGCGGCTGCTTTGCGGTCTGCCTGATTCTGATAGGATACACCACTGTTGGAACTCTGGATATTGCTTCCTCGCTGTCCGGTAAGCCGCTTGTTCCATTCGATAATGGACTCCTGACTGGTTCCTGTTCCGTACTTATTCCATTCGTTCTGCAATGCCATGTCATACATCTGCTTTGCCTGGAGCAACGCATTGTTACGATTGGCGTCATTCAGCGCATTGGCGTTGGACCAGAGATCGAGACTTTTCTGATAGTACGGGGCGGATTCAGGCGGTGCGGTATAATTGCCCCCCTGCGAACTTCTCCCGAGACTGTTTTCTTCCTGGAAGTTCCCCCCGGCTATGGGGTTGTACCCCTGTCGGAAGTCATTCGAATAGCTTTCCATGGGATTTCCAGTTGATGTGTAATAGTTGTTCTCTGCCATAACTACCTCCTTCTGTTGACCCGGATATCAAACTGTTTGTCCCGGATGAAACTGAACACAAGATGCAACCAGTTACTGACCCTATGCACAGTCATAGCTATTACAAATAACTGTACCATAATATTGTCAAAAATCAAGTATAAAAATGCGCAGATGAGTCCGCAGTAGACAGAGACACAGTATTTGCAGTCGAGGAGATGGGTATCTTGATCCGTTGAGTACAGGAACGGTGTGAATTTAATCAGCTTTTGGCGGATGTACTGCAACGGGGCAGCCCAGAACCATAGCTGGACCATCGCCTCACAAGTAATCACCAATAATACTAATACTGTAACTCTATCCGATATCCACATGAGCATCCTTTGAATCCATTGGGTGCGCCACAGCACGGTTTGTATTTCTTCATTCGCTTCCCACAGTTGGGGCAGACCTCGTCTATGAACCCGATGACTGTACCAGGGGGATCGTCACTTTTGCTGGACCTCTTGAGTCCTTTTAACAATTCGGCTACATCCATATTACTCTCCTGATTTCTTGGTCAGTACTTCAATCCAGTCATCCACAGACTTGTCACTGTTTAGCACCACATCACAAAGAGGATTGGAACATACAAGCTGTGTCTTTACTCCTTCATCATTCTCAGGAACCAGACGGAACAACATCTCGTTGGAACAATCTGGACAGAGGGGGCGATGAAACTTGTCGAATATTGAAGGGTTACGAAGATGCTCGGACATCAGGAGAATCTGTCGCTCCCTCTCTGCAAAGACGGTCTGGTATATCTTAAAGGCTTCGGTGATATTATTCGTTATGCCACTGCCTACGAATATCTTCTCGGCCCTCGCAATAGCTTCGACTCTATCCTGGAATTCCTCTGGCGTTAGTTTTTTCATATGTTCTCCTTAGAATAATGCACTGGGACAACATCCTCCAGCTATCATTTCGGCTGTCCTAGAATCGTTGATCCCGTAAGAATATGCTCCATTGCATAGAACATTGTTCCATTTGTAGTTATTTTGGACCGGCCACCAGTTACAGAAAACAGAAGAAGACGTATAACTTTCCCCTCCCGAACATGCTCCGAAAACATCCCCTACACCATCACATCTCCATGCGCGGGAACACGATGGATAAGTAAGATACCACTGAGTTGTATTAGCAGCACACTGGACATAGGCGCATCCATTGCCAGACCATCCATTGATTGTGATGTATACGCTTGAACATAATTGGCCACCTACGAAGACTCCGATTGTGGTATTGGCATTGCAACTGGGGTTGGAAGCAGGCGCGGTATATGTTGTGCTTGCTCCTGTTAAAGGACTTAACGATCCTCCTCCAGAGATAATCATCCAGGTATATTCCTGGCCAGGTTGAGTATTCTGTATGCCAAGTGACTGACTGGTGTTCACATTCATCTGTCCACTGGTTGCTACAATGACCTCCTTGTTACATTTGCATCCGAATCCATCAATGCGGGACATGCCGATGCAGGGAGCCTGGGTTCTTGAAGTCAGTGTGAAGTAACAATATATGATGGCATTGTAGCCTGCTGGAGTCCAGAGGCAGAGTTCGCCTTTGTGGGACACGTCATACTTCTGGCCGACGACGGACTTGAAGGACAATAGTTTGAACCGTGGGTCATAGGAGGAACAACTGACTCCCGCCATATCGTATGTACAGGTAATCTCAAAGCAACTTACCGCTCCAGGGCAGTATGAGCCATCCGAGCAATTACACACTATGATTCCAGGATCAGGTTCAGGCTCTTTGCCTTTGGGGCTCCATGGCAAACTTCCACCTGGAATATCTCCCCACAAGCCAGGATAATCAAACTGGTAATTGTACTGGGAATCCATGTCAAAGTAGTCGTCTGTTCCTTGTGGGGCCTTGAACTCCGAGTGCTTGTATTGGCTGTTGAACAGCATTTCCTGGTCGGACGTAGCCGTGGCAAAGTCATAGTAGTCGCCAGAACTCATTGGGAGTTTGGCATAGTCCTGTCCCCTTTGACGAGCCGTGGCATACGTCGGATTGTAAGCCTTTCCTTTTGCTGTGAGATATCTATTTATCTTCATAAACGAACAGCTCGCACCCTGTTGCGAGGAGGTCCATGCCTTGGGTTCCTGTGTTGTTCTGGAACTTTAGTGACAACCGGCTGCCCTCCAGATTCATACTCTGTCTACTGCGTCGGATGGTTTCGTTGGTACGCTCTGCTGTCATGTCGTATGTACGGGACGAGCCAGCCACACCATTTATGTATGGAGTGACGGTGCAGGTGCCGGCAGTTGCAGTTGTCTTCAACATCATCTCGCGCATATGAAGGATTCCCAGCATGTAATTGAACTCCATCATCGCGTATCCGTCAATAGCAGTGCTGACATCATTAGTAGTACTATTAAGAAGGTAAACGGTTCCGTCATTGGTTCCTCCTCCGACTTGGACAACAGGGGCTGTGCCAGATGAAGCCTCGACTTCGGTGCAGCAGGACAACTCTTGCCCAAGCACATCATGATACCAACTGCCAGTGAACGGGTCATAGGCTAGGAAGGTATTGCATTTTGTGGCAGTAGATCCAGTTACTAGGCCAACACGAACCAGCCTATGCGCGGAATCCCAGCCAACCCACATTTCCTTTTCGTAGCCTCGTCTGATGCAGCTGGCTTCCCTGGCGTCGAAGTACTTGTGGACTTTCTCTGAGACGAACGCTGCACGCCGGCCATCGGTAACGCCAAGTCCATCATGGGACAGGAAGAATACAAAGGTAACTTCACTGGAGTTCTGGACGTCATCGGGACTAGACATGTTCTTGTTGAATGGCAGACCCTCAACTACAACTATGGACTTCTGGCTGAATGTCCCGTGCTTTATGGAGATGAGGTACTTGCCAAAAGTAGCGGGGTTGTAACCCTGGATGAGAGAGATGCAGCCGCCTTCCTCGCCTCGTTCCTCCTGAAATACCATTAACTCGCCATGGAAATTACATTGGGCGGTGACTGGATTGAGTCTTCCATCACCTATTTCCTGGACTGTTGAATCATCACCGGATAGAACCATGGGCTGTTCATATGCTGATATCCAGACATAGCCGGGTACTAGCTCGAACGCATAAGACATGCGGCCCTTCCATGCACAGGCGTTGACACAGTTGCCATATTCAATGAGGCTGAGATAAGGCATGAATGAGAATGATGCAACAGTGGTAGCAGTCAATGTCGCAGAGAACGTCAGTTCATACCAGTAGTAGTACAGTGTGGATGACTGGAATAGTGTCGGAAATTCATCAGCAGGATGAGAGAACGTAATCCATCCGTTCTTCCCAAATGTCTGCCCACCCTCACTGGTCCCATCTGACATGTTACTGACAGTGGTCCATGTGTTTCCGTTCTGGTAGTACTTGACCGTAAGCGTTGCATCCACTTCATTAGCAGTAGCGCCCACATCAGCGTATATCGCAACAACAGGCAAAGGAGAACAGATATACAACTTGTCCGAAGTAGTCATACCACCAACTGTGACAGCTACTCCAGAATAGAAGTAGTATACCGTGTCAGCAGCGATATATTCATAGGCTTCGGAACAGATCAGTGGTGTACCATCCCACATGTTCTGGATGTTTACCCAGTCTGATTCAAAGGATATGTCGGATACTTCAACCTCGCTGTCGAATACTCCTGAAGCCAACGAGTACCTCCACCAGAATCCGGGATACCCGAACATATAGTGGGGTATGACATCAGTAGGCATGGTCCAGGACATTGTGCCAGAGGTTCCCATTGAACAGTTTGAAACCACCGTACCATCCGAAAAGCTCCCTGCTGTAGTCCAGGTACCATTCCAATAGTGCATCTGTCCGGCTGAGGTTCCAGTGTTCGCCTTGTCTATGGTAAAGGTAAACTTGTCACATGGTATGTCTGTCATGATGAAGAGTGCATCGGGATTGGTGAGTATATCAAAGTTGTCCATGACTATAACGGACGATGTGCCGGAGTCCCAGAGCTGGGGGGTATAGTCCTGGCCAAGTAAGGGGATAATCGGAATTGTGCCTGCTGTTCCTGCTGTACCAGTTGATTTATATACGATTGCTCTTGAGACCCTCTCCGCGTCACCTGAGTATATACGGGGGACTTCTGTTCCATCACAGTATATCAGTCTGTCCTTCAGGTTCTCAAAGCATGCAGGGATCATGTTGGCCGGATCAGAACAGGTATATACAGTGGCACCGAATGCACCGCCTGTTACTGTAGGGGGATTGCTGGTGGCTTGCTGGACTGTACCGCCGGAGAACTGGCTGTAGAACTTGACCTCGGACTTACGTCCCTTGCTGAACATACCGAGATTGACAACTGTGTCGGTACCAGCCGTCCCGCCTCCTGCTGTACTATGTAGCACAGCCTGGCCTTTGCGTTTGGTGAATCCAGGTCTCAGTGGCCTCATATTCTGTATGTCAGAGTACCTCCCGACGTTCAGCATCGAGGGATCGCGCACTATATCCATGCCATCAACAAACGGAATGGACAATGCGGCAGGTATCTGTAGAGCACCTTCTACCTTCTGGGATGATACTTCCTGGAATGGATTGATGACAGTTGCCATTATATTGCTCCTAGATGGGGTGTAAGGTTGCCTTGTTTACGTTTTAACTTGATACCGTCCTTGATTATTTTCTGGAGCAGTTTCTTGAACTGGGCTTCGTGCTCTCGTGCTTTCTCGATGTTGTAACAGGACGGTGTGGACTTGCGGTAGGCTTTGCACAGGATGCCATCAATCAGGTCCAAGTGATAGTCATAGCGAACGGGGAGGGCCAGTGTTCCAAGATTGCTTGAAGTGCCGCCCGTCCCATAGGAATAGGCGGTGCCAGGAAGCGTCACGGTCTCAAAGATGACTCGATCAGCAGAGGTAGGACAGGGGTAAAGTGTGATGTATCCCTGGCGGTAGTCCAGCAAATACTTCTCAGGGTCATCTGCATCGGGGTTTGTAATGGTGATTGAACTGCCGGATGTTTCCGATATCAGCGTGTCTGTAGTAACAAGCGTAATCGCAGCCGTGGTAGCCGAAGCCACCTCGAACATGCTGTTGTTCCCGGATGAACCCGCGCCTGATATCACAATTAGATCGCCTACTTCGAAGCCGGAGAGGTCCGTGGTGACTGATCGTATAATATCAGCGCCTGAATTTACCTCAAACCCAATATCTGTACCCGTCACCCTGTAGTCATATCTCCAGGATGGAATGGCCTCATTCAGCTCTTTCAGCGTTGTCTTTGTAAGAGGAGTTGTCTCAGATGCCAAACGTGCATTCTGTATCTGTAAGATTCTAGTATCAAACTCGTAGTCCTGATACCCTTTTGTCGTTGCAATTTCAGTGATGGCTACAGTTGAAGGGTCTATGATATAGTCCGTTACCTTGGCGATTTCATTCAGCGTCCAGTTGAGATAGTCGGTCAGTTCTGCCTCGGACCATTTATAGGGAGTAGTTTCATCAAAGAGCCATCTCCTGGCAGCCGTAATAACCTCTGTACCAGTCATAGTCCCTCCTTAGAAAAAAGGGGAAGGCACTGGTGTAGTAACCTTCCCCCGTTTGCTGCGTAATGTCGCTGTGTTGTTATGAGGTTCCAGAAGAACCGGATGTACCGGACGAACCGGACGACCCAGCCGCGCCAGTGGTTCCAGAAGAACCGGAGGAGCCCGAGCTTCCCGAGCTGCCAGAGCTGCCAGACGTGCTGGCAACAACCGTGAATGATGCTGTTGAGGTGTCTCCAGTATTATGGTACAGACCACTAGTGCCTGTTCCAATAGCAGATACAATCAGCAAGCACCCCTTAGCGTATCCTGACCCAGTAGGAGTACTGGTCCCGGTGCACATAAGGACGTTTCCGGCGGAGTCTTTCATAAGCACAGTGACATCCTGGCCACCAACATAGTCAGCGATACCCTGTATCTCCAACTGGCCAAACTGTCTGTCTTCAAATCTGCTCATAGTTTGCCTCCTTCCGGCTAGCTAACCTTAACACACAGTGCCGATACCGTAAACTTCCCGGATGTTGCGGCATCCTGGAATGAAAGATCAATGGTGTCAGCTGACGAGTAAGTTACTCCGCCCTGCGTAACATAGGCGTCGGTTCCGCCTCTTCCCTGGGTAATTGTGCCAGCAGCGGCGTTGAGATCCGCTGAAGCATCCCAAGAAGCCGTGCCATTACCATCACCTACAGTTGCCGTACAAGTTGCACCAACAGCGGTAACAACCTCCACGAACACATTAAGAACATGGGTTCCGGCGAGAATATCGAGACACTGTACTGCATCATTGTCTGCAATAGTCTCTCCAGCCAGGTCCACCGTACTTTCCGCGACCCAAAACTTGGTTATTCCATCATAGGCGATCCCACCAGCAACGTGGGTCCCTCCTGTAAGATCCTGAGTAGCCATATGTTGTACCTCCTTTCGTTATTTGTGGCAATACAGCAAGCCAAGGGCTTCCGGCTTAATGACCTTGTAGCCGTACACGTTAAGACCCCTGATCAGCTGGCCGAAGGTCGTCTCTGATTCGAGGGACGATACCTTGGTGATCTGGGAGGCATAAGTGATTGCCGCTTTCGTACCGAACAGGACGTTGTAGCAGGTCCAGGTATCCGTATCGGTATGAATGTTGTTTGAGAGATAAAGGGTGAACCTGTCGATCATTCCGATTCGGCCATTACGGAGAACGCTGGAACCGTCACCAGTCAGACTGGCGTCCTTCAGGTCGGACTTCTTGATCATACCGGCGATCCAGGACGGGATAACCATCCACCTGCCGCTCTCGGGAACATTCTGCTCATCGAGAACCGTACCGCAGTCCACGATGTAATCCAGGACGTTACCCTTTGTGATCTGAACAGCCGCTGCCGATCCGCCAAGGTTGAATCCACCGGAGATTTCTCCCGCAGCAGTGCCCTTATTGGCTGAGTCAACGTCAGTAATAACACCCTCGAGGATAGCCGAATCAATCGTGATCTTCATCTGCTCGGCTGCATCATCCGCGAACATGTTCATGAGTTTAATGTCGGCCTGGTAGGCGTCGATGTCATCAACTGCACATGCAAAATACTTAGCATTGTCTATGGTTAGCTCGACATCCGCCTGCTCCAAGCGTTCATAATTAAGTTTCTGTCCTTTGGCGTAATCGTTAATCGTGACTGTCGGGATAGTGCGGATATAGACCTTGTCGCCTACGTTTCCGATCTCACCCTGATAGTCCGTATTGCTGATTGCCGTCCAGACAGTAGTCTTGTAGTATTTAACCTGGAGTTTGCCTGCAATTTCCCTGTATTAGAGAACCCGACTATCGTTTCAGTCTCTCGACTGCCCTCTCACTTAGTCTGTGCGGGTCACACTTCATGGCCTTCAGTTCGTCTGTTCCCAAGCGTCTTACTTCTTCAGTGACGTGCTTGCCCAAAAGGTTATCCAACCACCATATCGCTAATCGTGCCTGTTCTTTCTTGATAACCAAATGGTTGACGATGTTCTGTAGGAAGTTGCGGAGGTGCTGCTTGCCTGTCAGGGTCCATGTATAAGCATCTTTCCAGACTGCCGTTCCCTGTTTCATTTCCTTACTGCCTCCGAAGTTTGCTATAAACACAGGAACCATCATTTCTCCAGGGATTCCAGAAAGGGTTATTCTCAGCCTTGGCCTACAATAATACTTTCCATCCCTTTTGTCTACATTTCCTTGCATGTCTATGCATCCTTCTCCGTCAACTAATCCTGCCATGTATTTCCAACTTGGTCGCTTCATGGATTCCTCCGAACTGCGATGTTGTACTGTGTGTTCCCTCTGATTTCGGCACCTTACGTCCGATTCCAGTTATTCAGAGCGGGTTTTAATATGGCCAGTCTACTACCACCATATTTCCGGGATGAACTTACTTGTCCCAGCAGCTGTATAATCAGGATGTCCAGTGATTCTGTTTACACTCATAGTAACCTCCTTTTAATTCACGACGCGCCCTTCTTGTATTGCTCTGATGAATTTGGCTTCTATCTTCGCAGCGTCTTCATCTGAGAACGCGCCCCGTTGTCGTTTTTTATAGAACTCCGCTATCTCGCTGCGCTTGATGAGATTCGTCTGTCTACTGGCCGGGGGAGGAACGCCACCTTTTGAAGTGGGAGGAGCGATGTCCTCTTCTTCCTCTTCTTCACTTGCCGCCGGTGCGGGAGCCGGTCCCTTTGTTGCCTTGAAGTCTTTGAAGAACTCCAGGGTCTTGGCTACGTCGAAGGTATTGAATGCATTGCCAAGGAGGACTTCCTTCGGTACCCCTGTGTATTTCTCCTTTTCCTTCAGCCACAATGAGAATTCCGGGTTGTGGTTTATCTCCCTCCAGTCTGCCATGGCCGTATCAAGCGCTTGCCAATAATCATTGCGGTTCATGGCTACGACGTGGGTTTCAACTGTGTCAACCTTTTTGACAACCTCTCCAACTACATCAGCGGCTGTCTTCTTGGCTATCTTGGTGAACGCACTGTAGAGAGAGGGGTAGTCTTCCTTAACAAGCTGAACATCCTCATCTCCATCAAATGTATCGTCACGGGTCAAGGGTTCGTCAGGCTTCGTGGTTTTCTTGTACTTGTCCAGCTCTCCCTGTAACGCCGCTTCCCTTTCAAGGACCTCACTCAACTCCATGCCCATTCGAGCAACTTCAGTATTGTATTTCCCTTGCAGAACCTCGTACTTGTGCTTGAAATCATCAACGGGCGGTTCCGGTTTGGGTTCGGTAGGTTCAGGCGGAGTATCTTCGGGATCGTCTACAGGAGGGGTATCTTCGGAGGGTTCGAGCGGAGGGTTAGCCCCGTCATCGTTTGTCCCCGTGTACATCTCCTTGTGCAATTCCTCTGCTATTCTCTCCTGTTCTTCCGCGTATGCCTCCATTCCATAGGCATTGGCCTTGGGTGCTTTCTTCTTCGCCATATTTGGTTCCTTCCTGGGAGCGGTAGTCGTCTTCCCTGATTATTTTAACACAGGAGCCCTCGGGTATTCCTGGATTAAGTAAGGCTAGGCGTGTCGTCAGATATACTTTAATCGCACGATATCACTAATGTGGATAAAAATCAAGTGCTTTGTTATGAGGTGAAAATGGGCAGCATCGGATCGTGAAGATGCGCCTCGCATTCAGAAAGTATTTCTTGTTCGGTAACTTCAAAATTCTGGAATCCACGGCCAGCGAGCTTGTCCCGTTCTCCAATGCGGGCCTTCTGTGCAAGTCTGCGGGTAACGGCTATGGATGGATCTGCCATGTTCCAATGAACAGCATCAAATCGGTAGGTTAAGTCTTCGCGGATGGTTGGGGCATCATAAAAGGAATGGCATCCACAGGTCAGACGCACGCGTGATTCTGGCTTGAATATACAGGACTTGTTGTATTCGGCCACGTCGTGAGCAACACCGGGGAGGACATTCCCATACTGTCGCTGATGGACTGCCGGCTTGGATGGGTCTATGTCGGATTCAAGCACATTCCGGTACACGTGATACATGTTGATGCGGAGGAGATTGCCAGTGCAGAACGACAGGTATTCCTGGGGCTGCATGCTCAAATGTAACGGCGGGAAAATGAACTCATCGGCGTCCACAGCCATGACCCAGTCTGTTTTCCTAGTGATTCCAACTTGATTGACAAGGGTTGATTTGACTATCCAATCCAGGCTATCATGGTAATCAACGTGGAAGATGACAGTCTTGGTCTTGTCCCAGGCGCGGATGATCTCTTCGGTACGGTCTGTGGTTGCCTTGTCCAGGATTATATTGATCTCGTCAGCGAATTGGTAATGGTCCAGGAACAGGGGTGCCAGGATTTCCTCATTGTACCACGCTGTTACTACGCTTATACTCGGCATCATGTACCTCCAGAAAGTCGTCTATGTCAGTTGAAAGAAAGCGGTGCTTGTTATATACTATTTTCTCTTCAGGCCATGCCCACCAGCGGATGCGTTCTAGGGAGGCGATCTGGTCTGGGGTGAAGCGGTATTTGATGACACGAGCTGGATTCCCAACTGCAACAGCATAAGGTGGAATCTTGCCGGCCACTGTAGACCCAGCTCCAATTACACAGCCATTACCAAGCAGGGAACCAGACATCAATATCGCGTTGTATCCTACCCAGACATCGTTCATGATGATGAGGGGGCCATGATTATGGATAGGGTACGGTTCAAAGGCCGCCCCTATGATTCCTCCGCAGTCGTCAAAGTGCCTTGTAGACGGAAACGCCATGTTGTGGTCCGCCCCAATTGCCGTCACGTTCTGGGAGATTGAGCAATACGACCCGATGTAAACGTCAAAGTCCCATGGCATGTTCCAGTTTGGACCAATGTGACTGTGAACGCCTTGGTGTACTGGCATATTACTTCTCCGTGCATGGGTTCTTGGTAGCCCCGTCTGAGATGCGGTAATGCCACGGAGTCCAGGATGAACGCACTGACTCTATGGCTTCACGGGATAATTTGCCTTCGAATATATCCAGGTTATTTGGACCAACGTTCAGGCCATGTTCTCTCATCTTGTCGTACAACCCCCTGCTGAACCGCTCTGTTGGATTGATCATCAGCTGTGTGTACATAGGAACCGGCATGCCGCAGAGGTAGCAACAGGCATTGCGTTGGGCGGTGAAGTCATTATTGTACCAGCCGGGTTCAACCTTCCATTCTATGCCTAGATCGAATATCCGGGATATCCCAGCTGCAATTTCGCAAAAGGTAGCTCCTTTCTCGTTGATTGATGGTGCCCAGTACTTGTGCGCCCAGCAGTCATCAATCAGTTCTTCAAGGAATTCCTTGTCTTCTACCACATCGCCACTGGCCATGGTAAGCACCTGGTGCTTGTTCGTCAGCTTCTCTGCAACTGTGTGCTCGTGGATGTGAACAACTCCAAAGGTATTGGCGATGATCTGTTCGTACTTAGCCAAGTTCTTCCTATGCGACGTAAACAAAAACATCCTGTGCTTGCCGAAGTGTGAACGGATTACCTCACAGACCGCCGGAAATTCTGGATGAAGGAGAGGCTCTCCCCCTGAGATTCCCACAGCATTTGGCCACGATTTGAGAGAGAGGAGAGCCCCATCAATCTGAGCAAGGGTCATGTGTCCCTTTTGGTCAGAGCGGATGTGATTCATATGTCTGGCGCAGTAGTTACATGACTGGTTACAGAACGCTACAATGTCGATATTGCAGATCCATTTCTCTATGACTGGGCGCATTGGACCTCCCTGATCTTATCTATCTGGGCCTTGACCATGGCAGGTGTGATGGACCGTGAGCATTCGAACTTCTTCTTGCGCGGGCACCAATCCCAGCGGCCACGTTCGTAGGGGTATGTCGGGTCATTGAAGCAGCCGTTGCAGACCTTGTCGTTGAACACTCGGAAATTACCTTCCTGAAATTCGGTATAGGGCTTGGAGAACCCGGAGATCATGACGACGGGGACATCAAGTGCCCAGGCAAGCCAGGCAGGACCGGACCCTACTCCAATGTAGAAATCAGCATCGCGGAGGGTTGTCATGGTCTGTTCGAGCGGCTTGTTTGTTCTGTCGATGATACCATTCAACTGGGACATCTCGCTGCTAATTGCCACAACGTCATAACCCAAACTCTTGAGATAATCCACGATTTCCTGCCAGCCGTTATCGTACTGCCAGTACTTGGTGAAGAGAGTCGCGTGCTCGGAGATGCAGACGTACTTGTTGCCCAGTCCCGTAGCGAACTGCGGAACCGTAATCAGCGGTTTGACTTCCTTGTACTCCAGTCCAAGTATATCCGTGGCTATCTGTTGCATAGGAATCACTCGCCAGTTCATAGGGTTGCGGTCCACATCATAGTCATAGCATCCGATCCGGTAAGCAGCATAGAGATTCTCAACAGTCGCACCCGGCTCGAAGAACTGGATGTTCGGATAGTTGTCCTTGAATAGATGATTGAAGAACGTAACCGCCTTGACATTACACTTGTGCTGTTTGGAGAATTCATCCAGATACGGCATCCAGGCAAGGTTATCACCCAGTGCCTTGGACTCCAGGCAGATCATGACATTCTGGTTCTCGGCGCTGTACTCATCATAGAGCAGATCGTTGGTACCCATCTTGAAGCGTAACGTCCATGGCACATAATACTTAACATTCGTCTTGAACCAGTTGTTGGGCGTCTGACGAACCGTGTCAATAATTTCCTTTGTGTCCTTGTTACCCAGTTCAATGGTAAGCTGTAGATCATCAGGGGCCCCGCCATTGTTCAGAACTTCAAAGAAACAGCCATCCACAAAGTTATAGGACACCTTGAGATTGGCCTGGGGCAGTGCCTTCTCTGTCGGACCATCCCATATATCGCGCTCTATCTGGTCGAACTTATTGGTGAATGGGAATTCGAGTGGGTCAAGCAGCGCAACCGGAAGACTCATCTTGGCGATGTATTGTAACAGCCAGTTCTCCAGGATGATCTCACCCTTATGCATCTCGGCGTATTTGTCCCAGCTGTCTACCTCGGGGAACACCGGCCAGCGGTCCATGAGGACGGACATGATACACGTGGACATGCCTGTGGTCTCGTAGCTGAACGCTACGTATTCCGCACCCTTGGCCATCTGATCATTCGCGGCCTGGACGTATTTGCTGATATCTGTCTCTATGTCAAACTCAATAAAGTGCAGTCGTTTGTAGCGTCCATAGAGGATTCGTATTGCATTACGGATAGTTGTGAGGACCGCTACGGCGTGGTACCTGTTCTTGGCCGGCCTCATCTCTTCCTTGTCTCCATTCCGCTTCCAGTACACCAGGCCCTTGCCTGCGGGAGCAAGTTCATTATGCATATCATACACATAATAATCGGCCTGGTTGTACATGGAAAGGGGGAGGGGGAAGTGGGTAGAGATTGCGACATCGAATCCGGCAGCTTTGACTGTATCTATTTGAGTCTGTAGCTGAGTTAATTTTTCTTCTGTATCGGGCCAGCAGCCAATTACAACAACGTCGTCCTTGGGCTTCTCGCATATCTTAGGGTCCACGAAGATGATGTCTTTGCTATCCAGTTCATCAAGGTATGTGGCGGCTTTCTCGGCGGCTTTGTCCCAGGTGAAGTTGGAATGGATGTACTTGCTGTCCTCATGTGCACGAATCTTTTCCGTGGAGTAATCGGTATAGGCTTGGCGGATTGCTCGCTTGAGGTCCTCGTAGTCGGGTTCGTACCAGAACCCAGGACAATCCGGCATCTGGTAGACGTTGAAAGGCTTGATCTCGCCAGTGGTCTTGACGGGAATGCCAATGTAACTGCCATCGTCCTTACGCGTGAACTCTAGCTGTCCTGAACACTTGGAATATACAGACGGAACACCACAGGCGATGGCTTCGATGAGAGGGAGATTCCATCCTTCGGCGCGTGAGCAAGACAGGAACACCTGGATACTCTTCAGCCGTGACACATACTCTTCCTTGGGCGGGAAGTGCAGGATCTGTATGCGCGGATCATTGAGCCCATATGCTTCAAGCCGTTGTTCTGTCGTGGTGAATTTGTCCACTGGAAATGGATTGTCGGCAGAGAGTAGGAGTCGTACATTACCACCCCAGGGCTTCGCGCACTCTATCCAAGCGTGGATGAGTTCTTTTGTGTACTTGCGATCTTCCCATTTGCCGAAAATGGCAAAGGTAAACGCCCCGGATGTACCTGATGTGCCATTGATTGGCCAGGGTTTGTACATCTCCGGGTCTATACCTTCAGGAACAACCTTGACTTTCTCGGCGGGATACCCTTGCTCTATTACACAGTTCCGCTGCCAGTTGGAGGCGACCCAGAGCTGATCGAAATCCAAGAGACGCTTAAAGAACTTATCGGGATACCGGGTTGTCTCCCATACATTGTACGCCACCACGGGCCTCTTGTGGGGATTATAGAACGCCTGGCTGTCCGTAGTGGATAATACGATTGATGCGGGGCTGTTAGGTCTAAGTGCCTGTAATCTCGGGAAGAAGTTTGATGCGTGTATACCATAACCTGTCCTGTCGTTGAATGCTGCAATAATTTCCATAGCCCTCTCCTTTCGTGGTTGAGAAGGCTATAGCATATTGCATATGGACTGTCAAGTTTTTTATTATCAAGTTTATTTGGATGCCGTCAGGGAGATACGGGAACCAAACCAGGAGGAGACAATCAACTCGCAGTTGTAACGGACGCCATCGAGAGTCGTCTGCATGGTCGGTTCGATGCTTACTCCACTCACTGCTGCAACAGTCATGCCAACGAGAATGAGGAACGCAACAACTGTGGCACCCGGACGGATCACCGCACGGAGGTCAACGACCCACTGAGAGGGGGTCCCCGAAACATCACGGTTGAAGAACTCTGCCTGGGCCTTCCAAAGTGCAGCCATGCCGCCAACGTACCCTTCAACTGCCTCGGGTTTAGTCACAGCCAGGGATGCCGCCGTTGCCTCGGGCGTATCACTAGACGGTCCCAAGAACTTCTTCTTGATAAAGTCAAATATAGGCGGAAGGATCATGCCTCCCACTGCCACTATTGCGTCAATTCCAAACATATCGTCCTCCTATTTCTGGTTGGGGAGTTCAAAGTGAGGTGCGTCGACGAAGTTCTTCCACTTGCCGGTACGACACCCGCCCCATACGAGGCCCACGGATTCACCGATTCGGCCTAGTTCTGTGTATTCAGGAACACCGTCTTTGTCGGCATCAAGGGTAGGATTCCACAGCGGCTTTCCATCAATCATTACAGCCACATCGAATGCCCTGGACGCCGGCTTGCCGTTCTTATCTACCCAATTGTGATTACCTTTGAATATCTTGCTGGTGCCCTGTTTCACACACTCGGCCTGTTCAGCCATGCTTCGGTATGTACACGTTACAATATAGGCTGGAGCACCAGGGGTTTCCTGGACCTTCCTCTTGAATGCCATGTATAACTGCAACATCTCGGGACATAAGTCCTCCAGTTTTCGGCTAGGCATATCTCACCTCCTATTTCTTGTCTACTTCCTGTAAGTGCTGTTCAAGTTTCTGTTCAAGTGTCAGACTCTGCATAGCCCCTGGCTTTTCCTTAAACACTGTGGCTTTGATGTATCCCCAGAAGGCTGCATTGGACATGGCGGAAACGATCATGAAGCCGATGACAAGCAGCAGCAGTTTCTTCCATCCGGCATCAAACAGGTCTGAGACCCATGATGTCCTCTCCAGTTTCACAAGCCTTGCTACAACATCATCATATCCTTCGTCTATTTCCTTGCCTTTACTCTTGAACATCCCGCACATTTCTTCAAGTCTTGCCTTAATACCATTGTCCAATTTCGCATGCAAGAGGTTTATGCTCCCCTGGTTCGTAATCGCAATACGGAGAAGTTCATCTGTCTTGCCGAACAGTGTGTCCTGCTTGTCCTGGAGAGTCTCAATAGCGGAATCGTGCTGACCGAGTTTCAATACAACATCTTCTGGGCTCATAGTGGTACCTCCGTATTATGATAGGGTGAACGTCTTGACTGCGTAGGTGACGAGCGAGGTGCGGCCCATCAAATAGTAACAGTTGTCTCTTGCCGCTGAATACCAACCGGGGGATTCCCCGTTGACATAGTAGCAGATGTTCCCGGCTTCACCAGGGGAATTGGCATCGTGATAGACTCGCAAATAGTTGGAATTGTCCCCGGCATTTATCCCAACAATGAACGCAATGGTACTGCCTGTGTGGTGGTACTCTGATGCAAATGTGAACTCATATAGTGCTGTGCTGCCACCTCCTGACATTGATACGCCGTTGCTGGTTGCTAAGGCACTGCCCGTAGGAACCGCGTTAGACCCAACTGTCCCTGTGGTTGCAAATAGATAGGCAGTTGCTGTGCCTGATACACCGTCACGGATATAGAACTTGACACTGGAGATGTAACATTCAGAACGGCTGATGCATTGCCCGGAGTACAGCACAGTGGTGGAACCTTCAGCCGCTACGGGATAGTATGAGTCCTGGTAGGCTTCGGAATAGGAATTCAGTGTACCTGTTGGCGTTGCGGACTTGACCGTTGCCTTCACCAGCGCAGAACTATTATCATTCCTCATCCACATGTAGCCAGAGTTCCCAGCAGCAGGACTATAATCAGCAGTCTTGTCTTCAAGGTTCATGGAGTCCAGGACATCAGCGCCGGAGGACCCCGAGGAACCGGAAGATCCAGATGTGCCACTGGTCCCGGATGAGCCCTCGTTTCCCTGATTCCCAGAGAGCCCGGATGATCCGCTGGTTGTTCTCCTTGATATTGCACTGCCCATGACACACCTATGATATCGTGAAGGTCTTGACTATGTATGCAGCTGTCCCGGAGTTCGTATATTTAATCACCCCCTTGACTGTTGCGGTTGTGAGGTCTGAACGCATCCAGAGCTTGCCGCTATTGGCTGCTGAGGCGGCATAGTCAGACGTGCGGTCTTCAAGAACATTCTGGAGAGTATAGGACGTGGAGGAGGTACCGGAAGACCCAGAAGTGCCTGATGTTCCACCACTTGTTCCTGATGTACCATCTGACCCAGCAACTGTAGATGTACCGCTGGTCCCGGAACTTCCAGCTGTTCCAAACCCTATGACCCCAGATAATATTGTGCTGTTTGACATAGCCTACTCCTTGAGATATTTGTCCTTGACTTCCTTGATATGCTTCTGCCAGTCCGAGGTACCATTCACCTTGTCCCAGTATATCATGTCGAGTTGGTCGGGAAGGGACCTGTACGCTGCCCGGCGGTTATCGGCATAGGTAAGGGGCGGCTTCGAGGCTTCCATGAGATCGGCAAGGTCTGCATCATCAACCCACTTGACCTCGATATCGGCTTCCTTGAGTCCGGCATTGAGAGCGTTCTGTTTGAGGGTGTTGAGCCGCATGTCCTTAAGGTCCTCTCGGTCATCCCCGCCAGATTGCATCTCAATAAGCTTGCCTGTTGATTTTAATATACATACTCTGTTCATTTGTATCTCCTTTCTACCTAAAAGCAACATAAAACATTGTCGCTGTTCCCGCAGAGGGTGTTCCTGTTTTTGTCCACGTTAATGTAAATCCATCCGAATCATAGGTTTTTATTAAAGCTGTTTGTAATTGAGAAGAACCTTCGGCTAACATTATTGATAAGGCAGATTGTACTGCAAATGTATCAGCTATTCCCCCATGATAATCACTCATAACATATCTTCGTGTTGCCATACTACAACCGATCATAGATATTATTGTTGTAGCGTTGATGCCGCCAAAAAAGATAAGTGCTGAAGGCTTGAAACCGACCCCCGTATATGAAACATCACCTGAAGAGGCAGTCATATCTCTTGTAAACGTTCCAGTCATATGGCCTACCGCCCATTCCCCTGCCGTAGCACCAGCATTCATGAACAACTTCAAATCCGCTGCACCCTTTGCCAGCCTCGCCAGCAACGAACTAGCCCGCTGATATATGTCCCCGTCCGCATCCGATCCTACGAGTAAGTTTGGTTTGCCTATTTTCATGGTTGCTCCTTATCGTCCAAATAAAAGTTTAACAGCAACAGTTCCTGTAGGAGAGCCGCCCTTTGTAAGGTCTAGGGTTATTCCATCCGCATCCCATGATTTCACTACTGCAAGGTTGTACACACCTGTGTCTGTTTTAAGTAGATATAGATACGCCCCAACTATATTGGAGTTTGCGTCACTTTGCATATAATCATTAGCCCATGAACCATCTCCATCTACTGAAGAGAAACCTATAGATGCGTATCCAATAGGGTCGGCTCCAACTATGGCCATAACCCAACTAGGTTTAAACCCTACTCCGGTAATAGCCCAATCTGCGTCCAGGGAAATATCCTTCGTAGTAGCAATAAATTTAACCCCAGACGACCATTCTATTGTACCGCCCGATGTCCCTACGAACAACTTTTTGTTTACATTGGCCGTCCCAGCAGCCAGTTTTGTCAATGCATTCGCAGCGGTTCCATACAGTATATCCCCAGCAGCAGTAACCAACGTCTGGGGCAGTGCATCGTACACCGCGTTGTTGCTAGGTGCTGTAGTCACAACCCCATTCCACCCGGTTCCATATGCAGTGTCAGATACAGTATCAACGGACGTACCAGCACCAGAGTCCAGCACAACAACACGCCAGGTCCCAGATATAGCCCCGAAAGTTGTCAGTGTAACAGTCAGTGCTGTTGAGGACGAATATGTAATCTCATCGGGGATAACAACATTTCCGTTGTTGTCGATGACTGTGACAGAACAATACTGATTCCCGAAGTTATGCGTTACAGTCAGAACACCAGTTGAGAGATCTCCGTTCACAAACGTCTTGATATAGGACAGGGACCCTGCGCCAACCTCGGACCCACGGAAGTTGAAGAAGTACCCGGAGGTTGTACTATCCGCCACGAACACCGGCTTGGAGATCTGGCCCTCTGTGGTAGGCTCGGTTGCTGTAATTGCTCCGGCTGTTGAAGGCGACAGGAAGTAGACGGACCCAGCTGTAAGGCTGGTCATTCCGCTGACGTACCCAACGTTCAGCAGCGTAAAGTCATTTGCCCCAGAGGACGAACTGACCATGCCAACCGATTCTGCGTTCTCTGCACTATCTGCCTGAGCGCCCGTGTATGATGTTCCCGTGGTACGAAGAACTGTTCCAACACTGAACCCATGCGATGCCTGGGTGATGTCTTTGGTTGCTCCACCGCCACTTGCTCCGCCAGTACCTGAAGTACCACTTGAACCAGACGAACCAGCCGCACCCGTTGTCCCACTACTTCCTGACGATCCATCAGATCCTGATGAGCCACTACTTCCAGATGACCCTGCTGCACCAGATGTGCCAGACGATCCATCAGCACCTGAAGTACCTGATGTTACGCCTGTTCCGCTTGTGCCTGATGATCCAGAGCTACCTGTATTACCTGAAGACCCTGAAGATCCGTCCGATCCGCTTGTCCCACTGGACCCACTAGAGCCATCTATCCCGCTGGTACCACTGGTTCCTGCTGCGCCATTAGCGCCGCTGGTTCCTGACGATCCAGATGTACCATCAATCCCGGATGTTCCGCTGGACCCTGAAGTACCTGTGTTACCAGAGGTTCCACTTGATCCATCTGTACCTGATGTTCCACTTGATCCGCTTGATCCACTGTTCCCACTTGTGCCGGAGGAACCTGATGTACCACTGTTCCCACTAGTCCCCGAAGTTCCATCCGCGCCTGATGTGCCAGACGATCCTGAATTCCCAGATGTTCCAGAGCTACCGGATGTCCCAGTATTACCTGAGCTTCCGCTAGTCCCAGACGAACCATCGGTTCCAGATACTCCGCTAGACCCGGAAGATCCTGAGTTGCCACTTGTTCCGCTGCTTCCACTAGTTCCAGAACTCCCGAATCCGCCGACATATCCCAGTGCAGACCAAGCCTGTGTCCCGGTCCCTATCTTGAACTTCCCGCTGTTGGTACCTCCATCAATAGTAATGCCAACCTCACCTGATGCCAGCGTGGGATCAGCAGTCGTCCATTGCGTCTCAGTACCCCTGCGTAATTGTATTTGAACAGCCACTACACACCTCCAGCGTCAATGGCAGTTACGCCGCCGTATTCAGTATCAGGCATCCCTCCATCAAGATTAGGAGAATTCCCGGAACCAGAGCCAGTTCCACTTTCTTCGCCAGGTACTTCATATATGTCATATTGTCCATCCCCAGGATAAGTCATAGTCTACCCCATGAATTCTTCAAGCAGTTCCTTGTATACTTCACTGAATACCCGTTTGATTTCCTTTGCTATTCTTGACTTGCGCCGTTCGGGGAATGGAATGAGGAACACCCAGAACGGTACAGTATATATGAACTTCACAATGAACTTCTTCTGTATCATCCCGATATTCAGTCCCTTGATGTCGATCTTGGCAAACTGCACGCCCATGTTAATCAGCTGGTCCTCGAGTTTCTTGCCAACTCTCGGCAGTATGATCTGATCCCCTGCGATGACCGGAATCCCAAATTTCTCTACTGGAGTAAACATTAGTTCGCCTCTCTGAAGTCAAGTGTTACTGTTCCTGTTGCTGTGATATTGCCATACTGTGTGATTGTGAAGCGCAGCTCATCCTCTTCCGTCGTCCATGTTACAGGGATGCGGTACTTGCCAGTTGCTTGGATGATGTACGCCAAGGCCGACAGTATCCGCGTCGATGAATTGACCGACACATACTGATAGTACGTAGTCAGTCCCATGCCCTTGGACCGGCATTCAATCGCCACCTCCATGCCATCCTCATCACCCTTGGTATAGTCAATGAAGATCAGCCCGCCAAACCCGTGCGCGGACGCGTGGTAGGTAGCCACGTTATCAACCCAGTCGAGGTTTCCCCCGCCGGCAGATGAAATAGTCAGGGACATGTAACCCCCTATTCTGAAAGAATATCAAGAGCCAGCGTCTGGGCATTGGAGCCACCAGTATAGGTCACATCAATGATCAGCGACTTAATTGTCTGTGTCACTGTGATCGGAATGATGTAACTGCCGGAAGCATTCAGCAGCATGGACTTCTGGGCGAATGTCCCATACTCCGCATTGGCATAGGAATACTTGTTCGTGCCAAAGTCGGACTTGGCTGACATTGCGATCAGTGCCGATGTGCCAAGCGTTCCAAGCGCATAGGTGGCCAGAAGCGCTGCCTTGCCTGGAATCCGGGAAACATCAAAAGCTACCACAGACGTTCCTGTTACAACCCCCGTACTTGAAGTTAATGCGTTTGCCATCGTAACCTCCTATTGATTAAACGTTCTTGTATCTTGGCCGGAACCAGGGTTTCCTGCTGCGTCTACAGGTGCCGGCGCTTCCGGGGGCGGTTCCTGTCCAGGTAACGCTCCGGGTTGTCCTTCTTGTGGTGCCATTTGCGGCTGGGGTACAGACTTGGGGAACTTGCTGGTATCGAATCCCAGGTACTTGGCCTGCTCCTCAAGCAACTGTCTGCGGAACTCCAGTCCAACGATTTGTATATCGAGAGGATTGCTGGTAAGGTTGAGGAACTCATTGCGTCGAACTGACTGCTGTTCACGCATGAGGGCCGCTGTTGAACCCGATGCCACTATCTCATAGTCCACAATCAAGCCATAGAACTCCTCTTTCTCAACAAGGAACTCGTACTCGCGCTTGACTGACTCAGCAATGATATTGTGGTCTATCTTGGACACCAGACTACGGATGCCCTTGGCGGCGGAACCCATAAGCATGGAGAGGCCGGATGCAGTGTTGCCTGCACCCCCGACCTGAGGATCTCCATGCGCATATGCGGGCACGCCCGAATGCTCATCAGCGATCTTGGAGAAGGATGTGTATACCTGCAACAGTTTCTCAACCACCATAGGCGGCTGATAGAAGGTCAGGGCCGGGGCCGAGGACATGGTGGACTCATTGACATCCCATACTTTCCACGGGACCATGTCTTTGTCTGCCATGATCTCTGGAGGGATTCTGTCTATGTTGCGCTCGACCTGGGGCCCTGACGCAATTCCAACGTTGTTGACTATAGCACGGGCTGCTGCGTTACAGACTGATTGAACATCAGCGATTACCTCGGGCAGCCCACGTCCCCAGAAAACTCCATCCTTATTCTCGAACGATGACTTGTAGAATATGTTGCGGCCAAGGGGGTCCTTGTTGAACGACGCCTTGATGATATGTCCATTGATGTAGTATATTATCGCCGGGTACCAGTGATCTTCCTTGGGCACCTGCTTCTTCTTGACCCCATAGTCCTGCAACCATTTGCCTTTGATAGCACCCCAGAATTCCAGGCAGTCTATCCGGTCAGAATCAGCGATGAAAGTATCCCGTTCCTTGTTCATCTCGGACAGTTCCCTGTCCACATTCAGCCACTCGCCCAGTTTCTTCTCCTCGTACTCACTAAGGACCTTTTCTATTTCATCCTTGCGATAGCCGGGGACATTGAGCAGGGATTGCAGGTCCAAGGGCGTCATCTGTATGCGGTCAATCAGGTACCCATCGTTGAGGTCCGTGGCCCCAGGAGCAGGGTATATGAACCGGGGGTGGCGTGATTCGAACTCCATGACCAGCCGTGTATCTGATACTTTGCTCAATTTCCCTGTTGCCTTGTCTGTCTTGACTTTGAGGACCGGACACTTGCGAAGGATCGGTCCCTTCAGGAACCCTGTATGCATGATTATATTCGGTATACAGTCATTCAGCGCATCATACCATTTGCCCTCAGTCAGTTTATCATGAACCACTAGCTCTATCTTGTCGCCCATCTGTCTGGCTTTGTCTGCCATGGCGTCACGGACAGAGTCTTCAATCTCGGGCATTTTAGATTGGACAGCCTGGATTATCGGAGCAGGATCAATTACCGGCCCCATGGTCTGCATGACTTCCTGAATGCCCATCATGGTTTCTGACATGATCTCGGCATAGACTTCTTCTTTGATGTAATCGGGAAGGTCGGGCAGTGGCGTAGGGGATATGGACCAGGGTCTCTGGGCGGGCTGGAAGAGGAGATCGTGGACCCATGCTTCAGCGTTCTTGCACTTGGCATCCGTGATCATCATGAATACCTCGGACCCGCCTATGCGCTTGATGGCTGCGAGTTTCTCTGTAGGATACATGCCTTCAATCTGTCGCATGTTGGCCAGGATCTGTTTCTCGGCACCTTGTTCTTTGTGTGTCTTGGCCTCATCCCAGCAAGCCTTCACGTGCATGGCAAGTTCGGAGAGTGTAGTTTCTTTGTCTTCCTCACTTCCGATTTTCATGGTCTCTTCGAAAGTGGCGTTCTCCTGCTTCTCACGTTCGTCTATTTGCTTGTTCGATAATACTTCAATAGGCATAGGACACTCCTTTACACCCAGGCTTCAAGCGACCTTCTGGGGCCGGAAGTTACAACCGACCTTCTCATCACACTTTCCGAGCCAAGGGTATACCTGGTCGGCTTCATCCCCGAGTCTATCAATAAGCACACATATTGCAATGCATCCTGAAGATGCGAGTATTCGTTCTTGAACGGAATGTCGGCGTATATATCATCGCCAAACCTGGCTTTCTTCTTCAACTTGTATTCGCCCTGGAAGCCCTTGCGGAGTATTGGACAATCGGGACCGGAGAGTTGAAACGCCGGCTTGCCTTCGATCAGTTTCGTTAGCAGCATATCCACGGAATTGTACCTGGCCATCAGCGCATTGGACGGCGCGGGCACAGGCGGGAAGCCGTTTGCCTTGAGTATCTGGAAACAGGTCCTCTCATCGGTATCAGAGCGGGTTGCGCCAGCCGGGTCCCCTGTTACCATGATTTGAAACCCCTGGTACTTGCTGAACATGTACGGCTTGACAATGTTCTTCATGAAGTTGGTCAACCCCATGTCGTCGTCATAGAACTCCTTCAGTATATTGAACCGGCCCTTATGATCATACTGCGCCACTACACAGGCCGGCGTAAGTCCAAAGTCGAAGCCAAGGAGCAGAGGGTATGCCTTAACAGCCTCAATAGTTGTCTCACTGCAATGCAAGGTATCATTATAATTACCAAACACAGGTTTGCCGTCTTTGAGGTATCCATAGTCTCCGTCGATATAGACTTTAATATAATCCGGGTCTTTTCCGATTGCGAGTTCTGTATAATACCCCGGCGCAAGATTTCTGATGTTCTCTGCTTTCTTCGATCTTCCTGACGGCTGGCGGAATAGTTCGTATCTAGTCGCAATTTGCGGGTCCGCATACACCTTCTCCTCAAATAGTTTATAGATCCAGTGATCTGTCGGAGGAGGGTTGGTATCAGCAATAATGCCTGACCAGGTGAACCCGCCGTCCATCATGGAAGGATAACGTCGAACACGGCCTTCCATCGCCTCTATGATTACCCAAGGTATTTCTCTTGCTTCATTAAAATATGCCCCCGTGAGTTCAAGGGACAGCAGGTTTCGTATGTGTTCGGGCTTGTCGAGTGCCCTGAAGATGATTTCTATTTCGGGGGTACTGCCATCTTCCAACTGGCCGATCTTGTTGATGAGATACTTGTGGTCGGTGACATTATAGGTGCCAAAGTAGTCAGGAGGTAGCCATTCAAAGAAGGTTTTGATGGTCGTGTCCTTCAACTGGACATAGGTATTACGGACTACTGCCCACCTTGTTCGCCTCAGCCCCTGCTGGTTCGGCTTCTGAGTAATTCCCTTATCCACTATCTCTGCCACACACCCTGACGTCTTCCCGGACCCAAACGGACCCATCAGCATCCGAAAGAACTTATCGGACTTGTTGAAGCGCTTGATAGTGGGGGCTTCGGAATAGTCGAATACCCTGTTGAATGCGGGTGTGCCTTCCATTATTCACCGTACCTAGTTGGATTTACTTCTTGATGATAAACGTTGCTTTTGCTATGTTGGTGTTGCCCTGCTGAGTGACTCTCCCATTGCCACTGCTCACACCGAGGACTTCATTGTAGAATTCATGCAGGATCTTCAGTTCAATAACATTCTTGGGAGTTATCTTCGTAGCGGTGATGTTCCCATCCGGGTCTGTCTCGCATGAGTTCTCCGCTGCTTTCTTGATGATGCTCAGGAACAACTTCTTTGTCTTCACGGTCTCCTCTTCTGTTTCCAGAAGGAGACGATCAAGGAGCCGTTCCTGACGCTCTCGTACTCGTTCGGCCCAGCCAAATTCCCGGTACCATTTCTTAATCGTATTGATATTGCGGTCAATCTTGTCCGCTATCTTCTCCTGGGTGCGGGCGTCCCCCATGTTCCAGAACTCCTCGAAGGCCATGCGTTGCTCGATGGTCTCGAGTTTCTTGACTGGGACTAGGACGCTGTCCTCCGCCTTGGGATCTTTCCATCCCCGGCGTGCTTTCTTTCTCAATACAGGCATACTACCTCTTCTTCATGTGCTTGAACATCTCAACTCGTGACTCAGCTTTCGCCACCGTTGCAGGGGACGGCTTCTTGCTGCCAAAGTATTGCAGCACCTTTCCCGGCTTCGAGGTAGACAATAATGCCCATTCCACCTTGCCCGTCTTCGGGTTCACATGTCTGCCTAACATCTGTTCCTCCTGCCAGAACATTATAAGCTCAACTTCCCCAGAAAGTCAAGCCCTTATTCCAGCGCTTTCTCTAGGATGCGCACTGAGTTATGGATCTCGGGCTCTAGTGCCTTGAGAAGATCATTCGTCCATCCTATAATCATACACTCAACATTGGCGAATAGAACCGCCTCAATTACCTCATGCTTGGCTATGAGTTCCACGGGACTGTTGAGCTTCTTGTTGTCCAGGTGGATGTCTATGGTACGGGACGTGGCATCAACACGGGCCTTGCCATCATCATCCTTAATATCCTCAAAGTGGTACCTGAATTCATAGTTCGTGCAGCCCAGCTTCTTTATCCATCTCTCACACTCACTCTTGAATAGCTCAAAGTCCTTCTCTGTTACTTTCGCCTTTTCCTTCATTAATTCACCTCTCTCTTGGTTACGTCGAATACCTTTCCATCACGAACACGCATTTCAACCCAGCCGAGGGGGATCGGATCGTAGCCGAATACCTCGCCATATCCTGACGCTCCCATTCTGAACAAGCGAAGGAACGACCCCGTCGCACAGTAATAGCGGTTATCAGGGGGTATGTATGTGGGGTTCACGTCTCCTGTCTCCATATAATGCTGTACTATCTTCTTCCGGCCTTCAACGGTTTCTGCGGTAAGGTACAGTTCGCGGGACGGGGGGACCACCAGCAGCTTATGGCAATGCGCGTGGGCCATTACCAGGCAATCCGCAAACTTCATCTTCAGGGTCATCTTCAAGGCTGCCTTCATGTTGGCTTCCTTCTGCTCCGGGTCCTTGGCATTGGACGTGAACAGATGCCGGCCATGGGTGTAGAAGAGTTTGAACTGCAACCCGTTCTTGTCATACATCTCGAAGATTGAGGAGTAGGTTCCATATGGGATGTCCAGGCCGTGGCAGATCTCCTTGGCCATGTCCCCGACCCTGTGCAGCTTCAGCTCATGGTTACCCATCAGTCCGCCCAGCAATTTGTTCCGTACCGGCGTGAAGAACTTAATCACATGGTCCCGTTGCTCAGACGGCTTCAGCCCCATACTCACATCATCATACCGCTTGTCGTCCGTTGTTATCGCGTCAATCCAGTCTCCACCGCAGATTCCGTATGTACCTGGCTTGCTTAGGGTTTCTATCAACTCTCCCAGCGCAGCAGCCGAGTACAGCTTCGTCCCATAATGTATGTCGCTGAAAAGCAACAGATTATAGTCCTTGGCAACCTTAGATTTGATTATCTCCATTTCTCACCTCTCAAAAGTATAGTTTCCTGACCATTGTGCAGTTGATGCAGGATACATTGGCTCCGTCAGCATCGACAAGCAAATTATTCCCACACCTAATACACTGCCCTGCCGCCTTTCGCTTTGCCCGCAAGCGTTTGTTTCTTTCCGCCGCCTTCTTGATATGTTCTTCACAATGGTGCTTGTTCCTGACTGCCGGCTTGGAACAATCCCGGCACTTGCCCTGATTAATATTCGTGTGCTTGTATCTTAGCTTGGACTTATTGTCCCTCTTTGTCACCCGCTGCTTCTTCTCGTACCCCATGGCCAGCAAATACGCCATCAGCGCGATCATCTCTATATTGGTAGCCTTGATCTCTTCCTGCCTCTTGGTCTTGCAGCGCTTGCCCATCTGGTGCGCCATCTCATGGGCCACGGTTCTGATCAACTCCGTAACATCAAACTTCTCCGCTATCCATAGATGTATGCACTTGCGCTTCCCTTCCGACCATCCCCAGACAGTCAGCGCCGGGTGATCTACCCAGTCCTGGCTGACTTCATTCCCCAGTGCGTGCCTGTATCTGCCCTTCATTTCCTTATTGCCTGTGGACGCCAGCAGGTACGCCTCCCAGCAGTCCCTCAGTTTCTTGTGAAATTCCCACTCAATGCTCGTCATTTCCTCTATTATCTTTTGCTCTGTCCCGTTTATCATCGGCTATTCCCTAAAAGATATAACAACCTTATTAGTACTGCCGCCACCAGCAACTTTATTGCTATTGTCAATGTGGGCTCTTGCTTCAGTGGTTCTAACAACTTCTTCAGGAATTCTAAAAGCGTGTGATACAGCGCCCTTCGGCAATTCCCTATGGCCAAACATACACGTCCCTTCACGCCACACCTCCAAGCATGTCTTGCGTTCAATTATCATCGTCGGTATGCCCTTGGACATCAGAAACAGGTACCACGACAATGCTATCTCGAACTCGTCCTTCCCCATTCTCTCTGACATTCTAAACAGTTCCACCAGGATTCCCTCCTCTCATTCCGCCAAGGGACTGGATCGCCCTGGTCAGCCACATGGGTGCTTCCATATATACACATGCGCCAACCTTGTCCATGTCTTCGGCCTTCTCGATCTTGGCAAAGGCCAGGCATTCCAGGCACTGGTCCTGCCCAGGCATAAGAACCTTCCCCTTGCTTTTGCAGTCCGGTTTGTGGTTAATCGTCACCATGTCCCGCAGAGGGATCTCGAACCAGGCCATGCAAAGGTCCCCTTCGCACATCCCATGTTTGTCCCCGCCACCGAACTTCGGGCACCGCTTTTTCCCAACAACGTCCACTAGTTTTCGAGCCATTTCCATCTCCCCTTCCCGCGCGCGGGCGCGTTCCTTTTGATTTTGGGTACCTTCTACCACACCCCGGCCCAAATGTCAAGTATTTTTTTGGGAAAATTTTTCTTGACAAGTAGGAAATTCTGTGCTAGGGTGCGGCCAAAAGCTAGGAGATTGGGCATGGAACTGAACATAGAATTGATAAATAAGAGGATGAAGAAACTTGGGCTGACGCCGTATACCCTGGCTAAGAAGATTGGCATGACCTATGAGAGCGTAAGGTATATACTAAGGAAGAAGAGTACAAAGCTCCAAACGATTGCGAAGATCGCGGTGGCGTTAAAGGTAAGGGAAAAGAATTTGTTGATCTAATAGGAAAGGAAAGGGTAAGAGTATGGAATGTAAGGTTAAGCAGATTGATTTTCAAGGTGGCGGCGTGGTTTGTAAGTACTTGATTCCTGTCGAAGGACAGTGCGGGTTCTGTAAGCGCCCAAAGCAAAACAGGTGTCTGGAAGAGATTCAGATGAAGCCGATCCCGCTTTCTCACTCTTCTATTCAGAACTTTCTGACATGCAAGCACCTGTTCTATCTCAAAGAAATCCTGGGTATAAGAACTAAGGACCGGATGGCGAGCGATCCCATTAAGGCTGGTGCGCTGTGGGATTATTGTCAAAGGTACCTCCATGGGGAAAAGGTAGACCTGGAGGAGATTGTCACAAGGTACGAGATCCAGCCGAGATTGGTGGCCAAAGTCCGTGCGCTGCATCTGGCGTATAAGGAATTAGGCATCAAGTCTCAGGAGGGATATACCATGCAGGGACGGTTCAAGCACCACCTCAACCTGTATGATAATAAGCTGATCGAGGAATCCGAGCTGGATGGGTACGACAAGAACAAGGCGGCCAGGGGTGTTCTGACAGTCAAGGGTTTCTATGATCGCAAGTACGAAGACTACTTCGTGGAGAACAAATTGACGGGCAGACCGGAAAACTATTTTGATATCTGGTTCTTACAAAGCCAGGTTGGCACGTATTTTCTTGTTGACGAATCCTTAAAAAAGTGCATAATGGAGGTTACGCGAATTCCCGATTTGAGGAGCACCGGAAAGTTCGCTGATGAGACCGATGAGGAGTACTGTGACAGGTGTTTGATGGATATATTGCACAGGCCAACCTTCTACTTCATTGGGTACGACAAGGAGACGGGAACGTATGGAAAGACATTCTACCGCAACGAATTCCAGCTCACCGACATCAGGGACAGATACAAGCACATCGCTATGGATATACATCACACGCAGTTTGAGGAGGGCTTCTATAAGAATGACCGTGTATGTAATAATATACTGCCCGGCATTAAATGCGATATGCTTGACATATGCAAGTACGGAAAGTTTGATGAAACCAGGTATGAATTCAATACCTATAAGAAGGGAGGAATATAGTGAGGAAGAGGATGATTAACGAACTAACAAGGGAAAGGATAGAACTATGAAACTATTTACACCGGATCAATTACCAGAAACAGCGGGGAGTATGCATCTGTACTACGGACGTGCGGGTGTGGGCAAGTCGGTATCAACTATACAATCAGCACCAGATCCTATACTGTACATAATGGTGGAGCCAAGAGATGTTAAGAAGTTCCTTACTGCCTCGGGTAGAGGAGACGTACAGATTCAGTTCGCATTCCCGGAAGGGTGGGACGATACTATCGCTTTTGTTAATGATCTTGCCAATTTCGAGAATTTTAATTCGGTTGTGCTCGACAGTATCTCGCATCTTATCTCGATCAGCCTCTCAAACGAAATAGAGGACGAAGCCTTTGACAGCCTGGACAAGAAGAAGGGCATTGACAAGCCGCTGGCGATTCGGACCAAGATGAGCCAGGAGGGTTACGGTGCGCTGGCTGGACAGATGCTGAGGTTCACGGATGCGATATCCAGACTCAGCCAGGTCGGCAAGACGGTGGTATGCCTGGCCAGGGAGGAACAGAATCCCAAGTTTAACAGGGCACTTCAGGGGGCTCCGGCTCTCAAAGGCCAGGAATACAGCAAGCACATGCAGGGGTTCTTCGATTTCATCGGGTACGTGTACGACAGGTCTGACGAGAACGGGAACACGGTATTTCCTCCGCTTGTTTCCTTCGAATCCGATGGCTCATACTGGTGCAAATGGAATGGATTGAGACCGGAAGGCGGACTGAGCGGCAAACCGTTCAACATCCAGAGAATCATTGAAGTATCGCAGGGAAAGTAAAGGAAAGAACTATGGGAAGAAAGGAGGACAACAGCAAATGTAATGGAAAGGAGAAAAACATGGGCATTACATTGGAAGACGCAAACCTGGTGGCCTATCTCAACTACATCGGGTACCAGTTTGCACCGACAAAGAAGAAGTCAGGGAAGGTGGTATTTAAGATAGAGGGAGAGGAAGGGAACATAGAGAAGGATATCGAGAAGTTCTACTCTGATGACACCGTCCGTATCAACGACTATATTAAATGCCTTAAGAATGTACGGAGTTCAATATTTAACTTAAGAAATCAAAAGGAGACAGACTATGAAAGTAAAAGGTAGAGAAGATGCAAATTGGGGATATCGGATCGCAAGCGCTGGGTACCACATTGTTGAGATTCAGGATGGCGTGGAGTTTACGCTGGACGAACAGGGCGCACGTAAGTCCCTGCTTATCCCGGTAAGTGTTAACGAGGGTTCGGATGATGACGGTGTCAAGATTGCTATATTCGCGCCGGCCAATCACGACTTTGGCGAGCAGAAAGTTGCCGATATCCTGGCAGCGGTGGGCCTGTTCGCGGCTTTTGAAGAGAAATTCCCTGGCGATGTCAGCTTCTTCGACAAGGGACCCTTCGAAGCCCTCAAGGCAAAGCTTCCCGGCCAGTTCCTCAAGGTTCTGGTTGAGATTTCCAAGGATGGGAAGTACAACAACGTCCTCGAGACCCACAATGTGAAGTACGAGGGCAAGGCGGCAGCTGGACCGGCCAAGGGTGCAGCGAAATCCAACACAGCGAAGGCTTGGTAATTGACCGAACGGGGGGAGGCGGGCAACCGCCCCTCCCTTTTCACTTATGGAGGCACGATGAGAGTAAAGCCTAGGGCAAAAGTGACCAGAAAGATCCGCGCAGTCAACTATTCTGGTCTGAAACCGCATATTGTACCTGAAGACATGGTAGTGGTGGTCGATACGAGAGAACAGGAGCCACTCTGGTGCCCCAAAACACCAAAAGGACTGACAATAGTGAGAGATACGGTCAAGGTTGGCGACTATACGATAAGAGGAATGGAGAATATGATCGGAATTGAGCGGAAAAAGGTGACGGACCTGCTGTCATACCTCACTTCCGAGAGAGACAGGACCCGCGAGAAGCTGTACGAACTCAAAAAACTGGATTTTCGGGCACTTGTTATAGAAGTTTACGAGTCCGAGCTGTGGCTTCCCAAATTTTACTCCAACATTTCCCCCGAAGTCATCCGCCAGTCACTGGTTTCCTTCGAAGTCAAGTTCGGATTGCATGTATATTATGGAACAAGGGCTGATTTGGAGCGGAAAGTACTGGACTGGCTGATATATTTCTATAACCTCAAGAGGTCTGCCCATGATTAAACCGAGTTTGTACAGCAATATGCATCACGTGATACTTAAACATCGGTGTGGATGCACGGAACTGAACTGTATCTATTGTGCCAAGGAAGAATTGAACGCAAGAATCAAGGAATTGAAGCGAGAAAAGTGCTCACACTGCAAGGGAGGAACGAGGAATGCGAAAAAAAGGCAATGAAAGTTCAGACTGGAGGGAAGTTCCCCAGTCAGGAGACAAGAAAATCACAGAGAAGGAGAGTCCCACTGGCAAGAGATGGGTTGACTATATAGACTTCGACAATATGGTGCCGCTCATGCCAAGGCTCAAGAAGGCCAGGGGGGCCAAGTGCAAGGTGCAGCTATGGACATTTGACACACTGAGGATAGATCGACAGGAAATATTCGATAAGACAAAGGGCGAATTCTCCTACCTTACCCAGATTGATGTCATGGCTCATTATATTGGCATGAGGATACTCCAGGAGGTCTTTGTTGTACGACGTGGATTCAAGAAGTCCAGGATAAGTCAGTTGATCGAAACCTGGGAAAAGGACTTCATGAGGTTCGATGAAATGAAGTTGGTCAGGGAAAGTTGTGACTATGTCCTGGAACAATTTATTGATGGCATCATCCTGGAGGATGAGTGCAAGGTCCGACTTAAGGCATTGATAAATTGTATTCCCATTGAGGCCGACAGGAAGAAAATGGCCGAAATGATAGATAAGGAGATAGGAGAAACCGATCTTCAGCGTATAAAGGACAGGATCAGAAAGCGAAAATACCGGACATTATCGCTAGTTGCGAAGGAATCGGAGTAAAGGATGCGAGGATATGAGGAGTATTTGTCCCCTTATAGGATGTGAGGATTCGCGGAATAGTAGAGTAGGTGTCCCGTGGGACAGATGCCTAGTTTACTAAGTATTAGTATAGTTGGTTTTAAGGAGAACGCGGAAAATGGAAAAAAGAGAGGAGTACAGGATGCAAGGATATCAGGATGTGAGGATCTCATGTCACGGAGGATGGTATGAAGGTATTAATTAGATTCAAGGACAAGGAAAAGGAGATGCTGGAATTGGACGCGTATAATTATTTCTACAAACCCTATTTCCTGATTGTGAACCTTACTGGGAAAAGGCATGTGGAGATTCCAATTCTGGACATACAGTGGTTTGTGGTTATGAGGGACAAATAATGACACCGAATGAAGCCAAGGGAAGATATAGGAACTTTGTGGAGAGGGACTTCAGGGAGCACCAGGAGGACATGGTGGAGTTTGCGAACGGGACGCATAAGAAGTATACGGTGGTTGAGGCTCCTCCGGGAATAGGTAAGAGCCTGGTTGGTGCGTGCCTGGGGGCCATGAGTGGCAAGGCGGTGTATTTGGTTCATAGTAAGAGTTTGCAGCTTCAGCTTGCCCATGACTTCCCCGAGATACCGATCATGTGGGGACGGGACAATTACACCTGCCTGGCGAACCCTGAACTGACCGCTGACATGTGCATGCACAGCAAGATGCACCCGTGCGAGAATAAGATAAACAAGACCTGCCCGTATCACAAGGCGAAAGAAATTGCACTGGCTGCTCCGGTGGCTGTGCTGAACTACCACTACTTCATGACAGAGGCAAACTATGTGGGACGGTTCAGCGGGAGAGAGTTGATCATTGTGGACGAGGCGGATTCCCTGGAGAGCGTGCTGGATGGGTTTGTCGGGATTACGCTGGCGGAACATCAGTTGAGGCAGTTCAAGATCCATATACCGAAGTTCAAGAATGCCAAGGCTAAGGAGGCGGTTGAAGGTTGGAAGGACTGGGCGGACAGAGCGATAATGAAGCTGGACAAGATTTACAGGGAGGTCAGTAGCGAGGTGGAGCACCTGGAATTCATCAACAGCGAGTTGCAGGCGGGACAGGTGAAGTTGCAGAAGAGGGTCGGTGGCTTGCTGATGAAGCTGAAAATGTTCGTTGAGTACGTGGATGATAGTTGGGTATATGAGCGGTTTGAGGACGAGGACAAGGGAAGATTGACTGTATCCTTCAGCCCGACTTGGCTTCCGAAGAAAATGGCTGATGAATTTTTCTGGCGGCATGCCGATAGGTTCGTTTTGATGTCTGGGACGTTTCCATTCTTACCGGTTCTGGCTCGCGAGGTTGCCCTGGAAGAGGGCCAAATAGCCTATAAGGCATATCCATCCATTTTCCCGGCCAAAAGCCGTCAAATCGAAAATATGGGCGTTTGCAACATATCTTACAAGACGAAGGACGTGGAGCTGAAGAAGGGACTGGATAAGGTAGAGGAAATAATGAGTAAGCCTGAACACTTGAACGAGAAGGGACTGATACACACGGTTTCCTATGCCTTTGCCAGAGAGGTCATGCGCATGGGGGACAGGAGGCTGATCACGCATCAGAACGGACAGGACAGGCAGGAGGTGCTGGACAGGTTCAAGGCAAGCAGGGAACCTCTAGTACTGGTCAGTCCTTCATTTGAGCGGGGGATCAGCCTGGATGATGACTTATGTCGCTTCATCATCTGGCTCAAGGCTCCGTTCCTCAGCCTGAATGACAAGAGGGTCGCTGCCAGGTTGTATGGTTCGGGGAGGATGGGACAGCTGTGGTACAGGGCGAGCATGTTGCTGGCAGTGGTACAGGGCTGTGGCAGGGGGATGAGGAACGCGGAGGACAGGTGCAAGAGTTACCTGCTGGATGAACAGATAGGTATGGCCATAGGGGAGAGCCCGAGGATGGTACCGGGATGGTTCAGGGAGGCACTGTGGTAGACGGGACCCTCTAGACATATGTCTGAACAGCTGGTCCATGATGGACGGGGACAAATGGTACATGAAGAACAAGAACGAGAACGAAAGGAAAGCACATGGAGAACGAAGAGGCAAGGCGGATAAGGGAGATTGAAGCAGCGTGGGAGAACGATTGGCGTGTTATCCCCGGAGATATATCGCTGACAATCGCGGTGTTGAACATTAAGGAATTACTGAGGATTATTAGGAAGAGGGAGAGCAGGGAGAACGAATCACATGCAAACTAAGCGCGGCAGCTTCATCGAGTCCATCACGAATATCGTGGTTGGCTGCACACTGAACGGAGTCCTCAACTGGCTGATTTTCCCGCTGTATTCCTGGGAGATCAACCTGCGGCAGAATCTGGAGATCACGTGTATATATACGGTTGCTTCACTTTGCCGGAGCTACAGTCTGAGGAGAATATTTAACCGCATCACAGAGAAAGGGAGAGTGTAATATGGGATTGGCAGGAAATTGGACAGAGTTGGATATGTTTGAGGACGAAACCGGGAATGAGGTGGAGTTGGTGTTTGCCCCGGTGGGGAGGATATTGATGCGCATTGGAGCGTACGAAGCCCAGGCAAAGGAGCGATTCCTGGACAACTGCGAGGAGGATATCGGCTGGGGTATCTCAGACTGGAGAGAGTTCTTGGATGGCCGGTGCAACATGCTCAGGGTTACAGTCTGCCGGAGGTACATGGATTACCTGGAGTACGTGAAGAGAGCCAAGGATGAAGACCGGGGGTATTTGCAATTTCACTCCTGGGATCGGTACGAAGTCGAGGAAGCCAAAAGCATGGACAAAAAGCGTAGGGCGGAGTTGCGGGATGCCATAGGGAAGAAGCGGGAGCCGATTGACCCGAGGTGGTTTGAGGAAAACGAGGTTACTGTCACACCATCGCACGAAGAAGGTTCGGTTGTGATGGCGGAGGGATGGGACAGGGTTGAGGAACAGTCTAACGGCACTGTAACACATAACGATAGAGGGGTTACGATGAACTGGAATGTGGGAACGGCAAATAACCTCGATCAGATCTTGGCCAATCGTGAGGAGGAGAACCTTGAACACACTCGATGAATGGAAGAAGGAAGGATCTACGCATTACAAGCAAGAAACCGTTGAGCCCATAGACCTGATTGTAGAACTTGGCATAGGACCGGAATTCGCGCTTGGAAGCATAATTAAATACGCGGCGAGGATTGCTTCCGGCAGGCGCACCCCAGACGAAGCTACTAGCGATGCCAATAAAATCAAGCATTACGCAGAGTTGGTGCGTATGTTAATCAAAATGGAGGTAGAAAGGACCCATGGAAGACAGACAGAATGACAGTTGGGAGTTCTTGCAGAAGTTATACAACGATGCGCAGGTGCCGGAGTTGGAGTTACAGGGCCGGTGTCATGACTGCAAGGAAAAAGTAAACATAGTCTGCAAGATGGCGAAGGACGGGAAGGTGGAGATAGATGGCGGCGCGTTCTGGCATTTCAAACACACCAAGGACCCGTTCTTCAAATGCGAGAAGTGTTTCGTGGCGGACAACATGCTGAGGGATTATGTGAAGACAGAGGTGTATTCCCGAGTCTGTGGATACCTTCGCCCGACCAGGCAATGGAACGCCGGGAAGCAGTCGGAATGGAAAGAGCGAACAGTGTATGATATTACCGAGGAGGATTGTAAATGAATTCCAGCGATTTCCCCCTTATGGAAGACGGGGAATGGGTGCGTCCGGTGAAGAACAACTTTGGTTTCGCATGTTGCGACTGTGGGCTGGTGCACCGCATTGACTTCAGGCATATTAAGTGGGGGCGTGGGAGGAAGGTAATATTCCGCGCCAGGAGAGACAGCAAATCAACCAAGGAACTGCGGAAACGAATGGAGAAGGAGAAAGGAAAAGAACTATGAGTATACCGTATTGTACAGGGAAGAGTAGCGGAACAGCAACAGATCCAGTATTGCCAGAGGTGTTATTCTGCGAGGACTGCCGGTGGTACAAGCTGAAGTGGCATACCTTTGATAAGACATTCTCAAGGTGCCTGCATCCCAACAGCAACCGCAAGGAGGACAAACTGATATCACGAAACCATGGGCCATACTGTAGCATCGAACGGGAACATGGAAACTGTGGAAGGGAGGGTAAGTTATGGCAGCCAAGATGAAGAATTGGGAAAAGAAAGAGATAGAGATGTTGAAGAAGCTAGCCCAGGAAGAACGTGTCAAGCAGGGGGATTGGTATTTCGCCCAGCAGATGTTGTTCGAGAGCGGATTCCCGTGCCGTACTATTGCAGCGATCCGCACCAGGTTGACACTGATCAAACGCGGGAAGCCATATACCAAGCAAAGCACTCCAACATACAGGTTGTCCTCCAATGGGGTGCCCGTGAATACCGAGGTGGAGAAGTTTCTGCGGGTTGGATGCCAGTCCATGTTGGAAGGCCTGTCCGATTACGTTGACACCATACTGAAGGACAATGAGAAACTACGCCAGGAAGTCAAGGACCTGAAGCTTCTCCTCGTCAAACTCAAAGACATCCGCCAGGCCGTAGAGAACTTCCAGAAGAAGGGGGAGATATGAAGACAAAATGGGACAGGGACATAGTTGGACATTGGCCGGGAATTGTCCGGGAAGTTAAGAACCCCGACACGATCTCCAAGCAGGATTTCCGCATGCTGATTTGGGTCCTCCAATGGTTCATGGAGCGCGTTGAGATGTCCCGCGATGCTAAAGACATCGGTCACGCTGCTCGCACAGCACACATCCAGTTGGAGGGGTTGCTAAAAGACATCAATAAACCATAGCATCTCGCGCACTTGCCCCATTCTCTGGCATCTGTCACACTAGGGCCTTGGGTTCACACTCCGGGCCCTTTTTGTGACACGTACTCCGCATAAGTCAAACGCCGAACAATTCCATGCACTTCACTTCGTTTGTGACAGGTACTCCAATATTTTGTGACAAGTACTCCACTTCAACGTGACAGGCACTCCAGTTTGCCGTGACAGGTACTCCTGTACTCTGGGACTGCTTGATTTTTTTATTTTTTTCTGGGAATGGGGACACGTGTGCATACCCTGGGACCCATCGCAGTAATAAACTACACAACACAGGTACCGGCATCTCGCCACGGGGGGGTAGGGGGGGGTCTGGGAGTGCGTCGGAGGCTAGGTGGTGGGCTTTCCCACCAAAAGTGGTGAAAATCCCCAGTTTGCCATGCCATGCAATCCACGTGCCAAAGTAGTCTAGCCTAGTCGTAGCGAGGGTTTGAGCCGGTGGCACGGTATGTGAAGTATGGGAGTCAAACAGATCGGGAACCGATCAATCAAAAACAGAAAGGGGAATAAGACATGAGCAAGACAAAAAAGGATATGCAAGCGGAATTGGATGCAATGAAGGCCATGATCGAAAACTTCACAAAGGGGAGCGCGCCCGCACCCGCGACGCCCGTTTCATCATTCGCAGCGTTCGGAGATGTAGCACTGGCGCAGCCCGCACGACAAGTCAAGCAGGAAAATCGGGATAACAATGCAAGCTGGAAACAGGTGTCAATCATCAATGCTTATGGTCGGCAGTTCTTGAACAAGGTGATTGTCGGCAAGAAAGCCAAAGTGGTCGATGACGCCATTGTTACCGAGTATTTCACCGTGGAGAACGGCAGCCAGGTCAGACTCACAAAGGGCAAAGCCTCTGATTACATTGAGAAATTCAAGGCGGAGTGCGGCAGCCTGAAGTTTGAGAAAAGAGGTGGCACGTTTTAAGGCAGTAATATCCGGCAGTTACAAAGCAATCGGGTAGGGGCAGCAATGTCCCTGCCCTTTTTTGCGTGAAAGATCAATAGCATAGCGCAGGTGGATATTAAGTATCCAGATTGTACGCTAGGTGGATACAAAGTATCCAGTACCATATACCTGCGATATGCTTGAGGATATTTGTCCACTCGTTATTGGCGATAGGGTGGCGGAATGATACAGGATTATGATGATAACAAATAAGGCGGAAGGAAGGAGAACAGCCATGAAGTTCATAAAGATCAAGATTACAGACTTTGAAACTGGCAGGATTCATGTGTTTGTCAGCAACAGCACGTCGGAGGTTGCAATGCAACACCTGGCAATAGACAAGGACATGGCTGAGATATTCGGGCATCACCATGAGGTTGAAATATACGCGAGGGAGATGAGCAAAACACAATCCCCAACATGGGTAGCCAGTTACGATATGCCCAAAGAAAGTTGAGGTGACAACATGAAACTGAAAATTCTTCACAAGATTGTAGTGACTGACCATTTGACGGATGAACGATGGGTGTATATCACGACAGGTACACCACAATGTGCAGTTCAGGAGATCATGACATACCCTGAGCTGACCGACGTTCATGGGCATGACCATGCTGTGAGGATATATCCATTGACTATGGTAGACGGAATCATTATTGTTTCGTCGCCCAGTCAGGATAAGTGCTATAAAGACGACGACTTGGGATAAAGGAGGGCAGCCATGAAAATTATGATTGAAGTAAACGGTGGCGTAGTATGCAATGTTGTAACAACAGGCAATGCTGAGGTATATCTTGTGGATCATGATAACCTGAAAGAAAATCCCCCTGATTATATATATGCAACAAAGCCCAGTGCTCCTGATGAAATTGTTGATGAGTTGGGATTCTCGCGCAGATTACATGACACACTCAAGGACTACAAAAGGCGGCGTTAGGATAGCAATTAAATGTCCACTCGTTTTAAACTGATAAGTGAGGTGAGCTATGGAAGCATTTACCCCACCCAATCCTGTCCCTATTCCCAGATGCGGCCAATGAGGATGTGATGTGTTGGCGTGTCTGACACATGATAACCGGAGGGTAATAAAGCGGTGGAGAGAACAGACAGAAAGGAGGCACAAGAACAATGACAAGATTAGAGATATACGACGAGTTGTATGCGAAAGCCAAGGCATTGAATGACAAATATCAGCCATGTGAACATGATGAGTGCGGACATTGCATGATGCCAGGTGGATGCTGTACCGGCTGCACATATCTCAGCAAACATGGCTGCACGACTGAATCATTGCTGTGTAAGTTGTGGGTGTGCTGGAAGGCGACGGATGATTGTGAACCTGTGTTTATTGAGGAATTGAAGAAGATATACGAGATTGCCAAGAGGAACAATATACTCGTGGCAAGGGGCGGCAGGGGTGATGTAAGAGAAGAGTATGATAGTAATGAATACACAATGAAGAGTTTTGATATGCCGTGGAATAAGTGGGGATTGGAAATACTGCCTGTTCCGAACAGGAATCTTAGGAAGATATAAGAGGATGACATAACCATGCAATATAACTACACAATCCCCGCCTTGATGCCCTTCATTGCTCCATCGTTAATCCCCCAGTATAACTACGTAGTGTGAGTGTTGGCTGAACAGGGAAGAACGAGTGGACATTTGTG